TTCCGATAATCATGTGTTTTCACCGTGCAATACGGGCCAAATGGCCGAGAAGGATATGACGCTCATTCGCCACACCGCGATGGTATTCGGAAATCCGTGGTTGGGCATCACGAATGAACTGTTCTGCGCGTTCTTCAGTCTCGAATGGGCCGAAGGTAGGGCGTTCCTCAGAAGATTTCTTCTTCGTCAGTATGTGCAGACTCATCGGGTGCTGTATCAGAGCCACGTAAAACATCATTCACTGCTTTCATCATTTTTGAGAGTGCAACGGCTTCGGGCGAGCCAGCTTCGTACTGCACCAGTTCATCACACATGGCCCGGCGCACATCTGCGCGCTGGCGTTCATGTGTGAAGGCTGCGATAATATCCTTGCTGTTTTTGACTTCCCTACCGATACACAGCCGCATGCGGTTTTCACCGGGTGCAGGTATTCCTGTGCGTGTGAAACGCAGGATTTCGTCAGTCACCATGTCACGGACGACGATGGGGAGCATGCCGTCGCCTTCGGTGGTAAGCAGTGATACCGGATGGGTACCTACGCAATAGGGGGCGTGGGTGCCAGGGGTATAAGGACCAATGGCAATCATGGGGTTCAGCATCACGAGCGCTCTCCAAGACGTTTAATGGCGTCTTCCAGGGCATATCCGAATTCTGCAAGGAAACTATCACCAACTATTGAAGCATCCTTCGCAGGCCATTCTTCGTTGTGACGCAGGACTTTCTGTGACCCGTCAGAATAACGAATGTATGTGTATTTGCCGTCTGCAAGAACAGCGCGGAAATCTTCTCTTTTATCAACCATCAGAAAACCTTCCCACCTTCAGCACGGCGATTTTCCGGCTTATGGTCGGCCCGCTGGCAGTTATATTCCCGCTTGGCTTCGCGGAGTTCGTGCATATCGAAGCCAAGGGCGCGACCCCACGCTTCAATCCAGTTCAAGGCGTCTGTGAGTTGGGCACAGGCGTCCCACATGCGACCTTTGCGGTCATGTTCGGCAGCCATGCCAATAGACATGACTGTGATAGTGAAATCACGGTCAAAATTTTCATCTACCATTGTCTGATGCGGTACATATGCCGCCGCATACCCATCGGCACCGAGACGGTCGAGAATGCGAATCTGAGCATCGGCCAGTTCGACACCGACGCCTTTGTATTGCGGCAGTTTGTCGTCGAAAGCATCACGCGAGTACGCATCGGCTGCTTCGGTGAGTTCTGTAATCACCAGCATTGACAGGTTCAGGCGATCACGGGTGGCCGTCAGGTCAGCACCAGTTTTCAGGTCTGTCCACCATCCGGCAGCCACGTTGTCGGCATGGATTTCGCGCGCGAGTTTCGTCCAATCGGGGTTTTGCATTGTGTTGTTTCCGTGTTTTACGAGTTCAGGAATTCGGGGAGTTCTGTGACCAGCAGGTTTTCCAACTGGTCGAGCGACAGAACACCGTCGCGGTGCCGGGCAAATGCGTCACGCACCAGCGCGAGCATTTCAGCGTGACGGCCTGCACCACTTTCATCGTAGCCGCGCAACCATGCCGCCTTGTCCTTGACGTATGCAGGCGGTCGCCGTGGCTGGTTATTCTCGGCAGCCCGGCGACCAAGGTTTTCATCAGCCGGGCGTTCAGCCATCGTAAGGCACTCCGTCCACGATGTTCAGCGGATCGACGTCACGAAGCACGCCTGCGATAACCTTGGAGCGCATTTCATCGTCCATTTCGGCAAACCCAGGGCGAACGCCGCGCATGAGCCGGTTCACGACCTTGGCGCATTCCTCGAGCGAAATCTTGTAACCACGACGCAGGAATTTCTGCATCCGCAGGAAACTTCCGCCCGCATCTTCGTTCCGCACAGGTGCCATGTAGCGCAGGCGACGCGCAGCAAGATCGGCATAATAGTGTTCGTCACACAGCGAATGCCATGAGTCGTCAGAATGCCAAACAACAGCGCGCGCAATCGAAAAATCGAAGCTATCGCAGAGGTCGGTCGGATTGTCATAGACCCAACGCTGGATCACCTGTACCGGAGTCTGGCCGCGCGCTGCAATGGTGAAGGCGTTTTCAGTTTCATAAGGCTTCACTTTGCGTTCGTCAGCCAGTTTGACCGCGAGCGAATGGCAGTGCGGTGTGCTGTCCGTAAACAGGTCAATATCCTGTACCGGCTCACCCGCAATGATTGAGCGGATGAAACCGCCTGCCAGATAACGACCGGGCGTTGCCTTGAGCAATCCCCGAACGTCTTTCGGCAGTGAGCGGACAACGTGGTTCAGGTCTTCAGGAAGTAACGTGTTCATAATCACACCTCGCGTGAGTTTTAAGATAAAATCGAGTCCATAAAAGCCGCAATGAACACTGCTGCTAATTGAGGGACGATTGCGTTTCCATACCCCCGCAATAATCCCACTCTGCCGGATAACCCATCAGCCAACGGCTGTGTGCCGGGTTCAACTGGCCGGAACTTGCCGTCCCTGCATCCGAGCCAGTCAGTGTTTGACCAGAAGCCGTTAAGCGGATTGGCTCTATAGTTTTGACCAGCGTGTTCAGAGGTAGCGTGTTCCGATTGAACTGACTTGGACCGCCATTGTTCGAGGAGTCCTGCACGGTCGGTGTCGGCCAGCCTGACCGCACCAAAGAACAATCGCTTTCGGACGTGCGGCGCGCCGACGCTACAAGCTGGCAATACTGCCGCCCCGCAGGTGTAACCTTCTGCTTCCAGTGCATCGAATAGAGCGTCGAGCCATCCGTGCCTAATAGCGTCTGCAACCTGCTCCCCAAAGAGGCTTGGAGGTCTGCCCGCTTTGATAAGTTCGAGCCAGGTGGGTGCAAGATGGCGTTCGTCGTCCGTGCCGCGCTGCTGTCCTGCGACAGAGAATGGCTGACAGGGTGGGGAACCTGTCCAGCACGGAAGATCACCATATCCGGCCAGTTGCAGGGCAAAAGGCCAGCCGCCAATGCCAGCAAAGAAATGTGCCTGTCTGTGCAAACGTAGGTCATCAGGTGTCAGGTCCAGAATAGATGCCTGCGACACGATACCTGATGGCAGGATACCTTCGGCCATCAGATTCGTCAGTGTCCTCGCGGCGTTAGGGTCAATGTCGTTGTAAAACGCCAAAGTCACTCCTCGCGTGAGTCTACATCAACAATAAAGCCGCGCCGATTATACCATGACAATTTGCCGAAGAATATAACTGAGCCGGTCTGCTTGCTTTTTGCGTGGCATATACTGAACGAACTGCGACTGACGACAGTATATATGCCAGAAACATAATCGCGCGCGTCATCAAACGCTACGACTGTATCTTTTTTGACCTGTTTGAAGTCCCGGTTTTTCATAATCACCCCTCGCGTGAGTCGGTAGGCAGCAGATCGGCCAGCATGGGGAAGTGTTCAACGATCTGAGGCCAGATCGAATTGGCGATTGAGCGATGCTCTTTCTGCGTCTTCAGTTCAGACCGCTGCGCGCAATAGAAAAACCAGTTACGCAGAGGGGACGCGAAATAGAACATCGTGCCAGTGTTACCCTCGGGCAGCACAGCACGGGAGCACTCTTTGGCGATCCCTTTGCCAAGTGCCTCGTGATAAATATCCTGTGCATGGGCGTGAAGTTCTCCCTGTACATCCTTCCACCAGTCGGCCAATGCTCGGTGTTCAGGATTGGACATATCCAGTTCAACGGACATTTGGCGGTCAGTGGGATGCTGCAACCGGCATTCGCGCAGATAGAGGGTGTAGTCCATTACGGAATAGCGACCGCTGAATTCCTGTGGTCGAAGCGATGGATGACGGATCATCTGCCGCCCAATGTCGCGTGTGGTGTGAACCTGGAAGTTCAGAGACACCATTTCCAGCGGCGACGGCTCTTTGCGTTCGATCAGACGGCGAATCAGTTTCGCACCGCTTTCGTGCTTGTACTGGTTGGCCGTGGACGACACACGTGCATGGTGCGCCAGCAGTTCAGCAGGCGTCTTGATGCCGGGCAGCAGTGGCATCGTGATGCCGGTAATCAGCGCCGTGTGAATCGGCAGGTTCGGAATTTCGTAATCAGCATCCATAACTCTTTTCCCTGTAAATTTGGTTTAGCGTAATGCGAATAACCGAATTACGCATATCATCAGTGTCCATAAGACGCAACCGGAAATCACTCCATACGTGATTCCGCGCATCACGAAATAACCCAACAGGTGAGTAACGCAGCGCACGAAAACCCGATTGCAACACCGTCACCGAACGTGAGTTTGCTGCGAACGTGTTTTCCGAAGTTCACCAGTGCAGTGAAAAACAGAGTAAGGGATTCACGGTATGTGATGCACCACGCGATTCCGAGAAACACGAGTCCAAGTATAACGAGTGTAGGTTTCATGGCAGCATATCTCCGCTTAGGATCATTAGTATGCCAATTAGTATTGCGAACAAAAACGAGACGAAAAGGATAATCCAAAACATCATTTCGATTATTTCCCGTCTTCCAGCGCCACTAGCGCATATCGGGACAGTGCGACCAGTTCATTCCAGCAATCGTCAGTGCGCTTATTTTCCAAGCACTGCCGAGCGGTTCTAGCCATTGTGGTTATCGTTTGGGCGACCTCACGCAGACGTTCTGCCTCGGAATCCGTAGGCCAGGTCTTCACAACGGGCGTGATATAGTAAAACCGTTCTGCAATTTCACCTACAGAAGCCCATCGACCGTTGCCGAACACCCATTGTCCGCTCGCGGCTGCATCAGGTATCCAGCGCACCTCGACCAAACGACGGTCAGTTTTACGCATCAGAACGTGGTCGAGGAATGGGCGTTGGTGGAACGGATATGGCGGAATGCCTGAAAAATCCTTGGTCATGGCAATAAGTCCGATGCTGCGCGCGCAATTTCATCAGGTGTAAACCCGTCATCGCGCATTTGTTTGAGAACCCGCGCTTTGGTCGCGCCATCATGGCGGATATACCCGGCCAATGCGTGTACCGCCTCTACATGGCGCACAAATTGCTCATTCGTCATCCGGCTTTCCTGAGTCACTTCACCCTCCACATGCGAGAGTTCAATTCGTCAACAGTGCGGAACGCAAACTTCCAGTCAGCGCATTCCGGCACGCGCGCGCGCAGCTTAGCCGCTGTTTCAGTCCACAGCTTCACCAGATGGCCGGGCAGCGAGAAACTTTGCCCTACACCCATCCCTTCCAGCACGGTCGGAGTCCAGTCAGGCCCGAAACTGGTGTTCTCGGTTTCCTTGTTGCAGACATGGGCTGCTTCCGGGTTTTCGCGGTTTGCGGGACTCCACAACATTATTCTGCCCACGTTCGGTTTGCTGGCATGAGCAGACACACGTTTCAACATTTTTGATTTCTTACTGGTCATCTGTTATCGGTCCCTTGAAGTATTCATACAGCGCGAACAGGTCATTCACCCGGATATGGTCAGTATGTGAAAGCCCTTCGTACCTGCGTTCATTTAAGAACGCCGAATATCCACGCATTTTGGACGGGAAATACCCTTCGGCTTCAGAAAAGATCGGTTCCAGCAGCTTGCGGATTTCGCCCATCTTGGCATCAAGCAACTGCTTATGCAGTGCCGTGAACTGCGCTGTAATGTCTTCTTTTTTGCCGGTGGCTTCGATTCTACCTTCGCCCAGGTCTTTGTATGCCCGGATGAAGAAAATACGGTTCGTCAGTGGCGAACGCACAATCACTGGTGGCTTTTTACTGGTCATCACGCTTTCCTATTGAACCAGCGACGGACGAAATAGCCGCGCACGATTGAGACGATTGTGAAAATGGCAGTGATACCGACCGTCTGCCCGCCACTGGTCGGTATGCAGTAAAGCCATGCAACAAAACGCCATGTTACCATCGAAATCACGAGACCAATTCCAGTGTTGGTCAGGGACTCCGTCAGTGACCGGGCGCGGGATTGCACACTCATTCCTTGCGCTCCAAAATCTCAATCACCGCTTCCAGTTGGTCAGTGGTGTAGTTGTCAGGTTTCATCCGAATGGCCTTGAAACGGGAAACTGCAATCTGACGACGGATTTTCTCACGCACTGCATCGGTGACAGGTTCGATATTCTTCCATAATTCTCCGCCTACTTCCTGACCATCCTTTTTACGAAAACGGTGTCCAGTGAGCGTGATAATCTGCGTTTTCGTGGTGCGTTCGACCTTCAGGATTCGGTAGCGCGAGGCGTACCAACCACCAGATCGTTCATCGAACGCAACTTCATCACCGGGCTTGAGCGTTTCGATCCACGCTTGCAGTTCTGCCCTGTTCATTATGAATCCCTTCGCATCATAGCCGCGAACAGTTTGAGCGTGAGGGCGAAAAAACCGACAAACGGCCAAAATATGATGATTACAAGCAGTCCAGACACTCCATCGCTGTCTGTTGCATCAAACTCGGTAAAACTCCATGTCCACCAACACAGACGGGCAATAACGATACCTGCAAGCCAGTAACCAATGACACCGGCGATTACATACAGTGCGAGCATCATGAACCCTCCACAGCGCGAATAGCGTTGGCGTAAGCCGCGAGAATGTACGCCGCGATACCGCGCGAGGCAGCTTCAGCGCGGCGCTTCTAGATGGCGTCCACGGCGCGCTTACGCACGATTGCAGCAATCTCCGTGTATTCGTCTGCTGAGACTGCCGGACCCAGGTATTCGTAATAGCTGGCGACTTCATCAATCAGCAGACTGCGATGGTTTTCAGTTTTCCACGAAGACCACGGCGAAAAGTAATGCGCCTGCACGATATTCCGTGTGTGCTTGTTCCGCAGATAATGGGCGGTCGGTGCCATCGACGTTCTGAACGGCTCAGGCGGGAATCCATTCCAATCGGTCATCACGCACCGCCTTTCAGGGCGTTACGCGCGGTATCACCGCAATCACATGGCCTCCCGTCGTCGCCATGATCCAATACCGGAATAGCGTGAGGGGTTATGCAATCCGGGTCTCCGTCCCACGGCGGTGTGTCGATATAGTTAGACGGATTTCCGTAAAACTCTAACGCACTACGCAACCGCACAACCTCAGCTTCAAGCCCCGCGATCTGGGCTTGGGCATCGGAGTGGAGGACGAGAGCCACAGTATATCTCTTTCCACCACTCCCTCGCGGATGAAGTGTCAAACGTGGCGCAGTGCCGAGGACGGCTTTTTCAGCCTGCTTTGGCGCGATAAAGCCAGCGATAGGAATATGACCACCCATTATACTGGTTGTGTTATGACTATCTGCACCACAGTTCGGGAATTTCTTGTCGGTCATGCGCCCAATCCTTCAAGAATGGCGTCGATTTCTTTCTGCACCGGATGGTCGGGGCTGACCTTTGTACGGGCAAGCGCGAGTGCTTCAGTCAGGTGTTTGTTCGCACGAAGAATTCCCGCGTGACCGGCGCGTTTAGCCAGTTCGTTTTCCAGACGGGCGTTTTCAGCTTCCAATTCATGGATTTTACCGGCAAGTTCCTTGGTCGGACCATCCGTGGCGTCGAGAATTTTGGAAACAAGGGATAACGCTTCATCCTGCCAATCCTTACTCATAGCATCCCATGACATGCCGAACGCTTCACGCGCATACGCCTTCGCACTAGCGAGAACGCGACCCGGAGAATTCTTCGGTTTCGCTACAATAGCTTCTGGCGAATTCTTCGGTTTCAGCAGATTCGCTATTTCTTCGTTAGTGACGAAATGTACGCGCCGTTGGTCGGCATAGTCTCTGGCGACCTGCTCAAAGAACTTACCGAGAATGGACTCCATCTTCTGCTTAAAGCGTTCAGCAAATTCGTTCGTGTTGCCATTACGCGCAGCGAGTTTCACCCGACGGGCATCCTCTATACGCCTGATACCTTCATCGCTGATGAATATGGTGCCGCGCACACACTTACCGTACTTTCCGATTTCACGGCGAACTTCAAACGTCCAACGCGCATGACCTTCACCGGCAATGGCGAATAGTTCGCGTTCAACAGATTCGGTCATCCAACCAAAGCGATATTCCATATTCGTATTTCCCTGTTCAGCATCAATTCGGTGAGTGGTGTTAGGCAGTGCGCCAGAACCGGCGCCCTTCAGGTGCGACGGCGCGAGACGTGAACTGCTCTTTCGGATGGACGGTCTTGCGACGGCGGATGGCAGCGAACACACGGCGTACTTCATCCGCGTTTTCGATCAGAATGGAATCACCGACTGCCATTTCATGCAGTTTCCATTTTTCGCCCATTTCCTTCGGGCGTCCGACATTGGGAAGCTCAACGCCGTGTTCAATTTGCACCATACTCATGTCCTTATTCATGGTTGATTAACGGAAGCCCGAACACTCGCAGCGCGTGAGTCGTCTGTCAATCCTTTTCATATTTCCTCGGGGTCAATTTCTCCGGGTTGCTATTTCCTCGGGGTCAATTTCCTCGGGGTATGTCGCTGTTATCAGGCGATAAATTGCCTGTGTATATACGCGCGTGAGCGCATACGTGTACGTGTGCGTATATGTGTGTATGTGCCTGATTCCGTTGTGTTTTTTGTTCGTTTTTTATGTGTTGACTGAAAACGTGAGTCCGTGGTTTCTGGACTCACGGCGGACGTGATCCGCTAAACAGAGTCGAACAAATTAGGTGCTGAACAATGTCTGATGAAATTCGTTTTTATGCTGCTGACCTTGCTGCGTATAACAACGGCGTTTTGCATGGTGTCTGGATTGATGCCGATACAGACGTGGACGTTATGCAGGACGAAATAAACGCGATGCTGCGTAAATCACCTTATCCGAATGTGATGGTGAAATGCCCGGAAACAGGCAAGCAGGTGCCATCTGCTGAAGAATGGGCGATGCACGATATGGAGGGTTTGCCTAAATGCTTTGGTGAATATAGCGGCCTTAAAGCCATTGCCGAATATATGGAATTGGTAGAAGAACAGGACTCTATTGATGCCGACAACTTGCGCGCCATTGTGGATGATTACGGTAGCGTGGAAAACGCTAAGAATGCGTTAGAAAATAACTTTTGCGGTATTTATGAATCATTCAAAGACTATGCAGAAGAAACAGCGGATGAACAGATCGCCTGCTACGGTAAAACTAAAGAAGTTGAATGGCTTTCGCGTTACTTTGACTATGAAGCATTCGCCCGTGATTTAAAAATGGATATGCACACAATCGAATTGCCTAGCGGTGATATTGCAGTGTTTTACGCTTGATATAGGGATTTAAGACAATGGTAAAACGTACATACACGAAACGTGAAGGCGTATCTCTGTTATTCAAAATTCCATACACGGTATGGACAGTGCGTAACTCTAAAGGCCGTAAGATAGGCATTATTCGAAAAGATGGGGAGGCTTTCACCGCGTGTGCTGGCCACTATGACAGAAACGACAATTTTGTTTCGTCTGCGTCCGGTAGGTCATGCGCTACCTACGCACAGGCGCAAGCATTCTTTCGGGGTAATGAATAATGTCTATTCTTGAAGATATGGTTGCCGGGTTTCTGGAATGCGCGGCATGGGCAGACTTTGAAGCAAACGGAATCAGTGATGACGCGCAATTCGCGGACTCTGCCAGCGCAACAGCGCGCGCGGCATGTGAGCGGTTTCTAGCAAACGCCAATGGTGATGACGTGCAAGAGTATCTTGCCGTTTATTCCGCTAGTCGCATGGGAAACCGCGTTTACCTGGACTCCGTTGGTCATGGGACGGGCTTTTGGGATGAAACAGGACTGCCAGATGGTCTAGGCGATAGACTGAGCAAGGTTTGCGGGAATGCCGAATTCCATATGTGGCAGAACGATGCCGCTCTAGTGGAAATGGAGGGTTGAGTCATGGGCACGAATAAAACAGCAGGCCAGATTGCCTATGAAGAAGATTGCAGACGGATGCCAGCGTACAAGCATAAAGGTGTGACGGCTTGCCTGCGTTCAACATGGGATGAACTACCAGAAATAGTGCGCGCTTCGTGGGAGAAAAACCCCACGCCACGAAATTGGGTAATTCCTGCCAATAAATCGGAGTCCGTGTGATGACTGCAAAGATCAAGAATGACCGCGTGTTGCTTGAGTCGGCTGTAGCTGGTTGGAAAGGTGGAACAGAAGATGGGCTGTTTTCAAGCCCGTGCTGGTTGGCCTTCCATGCTGCAAAATACCTTGCAACAGCCCATGCGACTCAACCCGTTAAATGTGCCATGTCACGCGGGTATTCGGTGAAGATCGAAACAGCGCAAGGCACCCAATATCTTGTGTCGTTTTCAGGGCGCGAATTGCAGCACATTTCAGCACGGAGTATCTGACATGATGACACTTGCAGCGTTGCTGTTGTTCTATTGGTGGATGGATAGGGCAAAATTCAAAGGCCAGCCATTCATTGTCACACCTACCATTGCGCGCGTGGTTTACTGCGTTCGCATATTCGGTGCATGCGTTTGGACCGCGTTGCTGTTGCTCATAGCAAAACGGCTTCACTGGATCGCATGACGCCAGCACCAAACAACACACCACGAAAAACAGCCCGGCCTATGAGCCGGGTTTTTTATTGCCTGCGTTCATCAGTGCATCAATAGGATGCGCTTGATCTAGGGATTGCGTCGTTAATCCGTGCATCGCTGGAGTCGAATTGTCAGTGCATCGCGCGAGTCGTGCATCGGTTCATCCGTGCATCACCGGAGTCGGTTCATCCGTGCATATGTTATGTTATATCATCACGTCATCACGAAACCGTGTGCAGCGGGTCCTTCCCGGCGGGGTGCAGTGGGGCGGGGAGCGCTGAGCCGCGACGTCGGACCCATTTCAAAATAACACTATAATAATCGTGTTATAGTATAACATAACATTCCCACGCGCAGGATTTCCCTGAACGCAAGTTGCCGGAAGTCAGTGGTTCGGGACCATCCTGAAAAACGCAGGCAATAAAAAACCCCGCCGAAGCGGGGTCCGAAACGCAGATGGTTTCGTGGTTCAGGTGGACATTGTGCCTGCCTGCGTGAGAAAGCCGAGCAGGTTGTTGAACGAATTGACCAGCTTGTTGTGGTCAGCCACCAGTGTTGTCACATCGGTTGCCGTGGACTGTGTGAGGTCGCCTATGTTGCTGCACATTTTGACCGCGCCCGCGACCGTCTTGGTGGCAGCAGGCAGACCTTCTTCAAATGTCGCGGCACCAAGGACTTTGAGGGTCTGTGCCTCGATCTGGCCGGACGTGGTGATATTGCCCGTGGTCGAATAGTTGCCGCTGGCATCGGCGGTCAGCGCCGTACCGCCCGACTGGCTGGACGCGATGCCGTTCAGAACATCGCAGAGTTGCTGTGCTGCACCGGGAATGGCGAGCAGCGTTGAAAGTTGGCTAGGTGTAATGGTCACTTTGGTAATCTCCTATTATGCGAACGCTTCTTCCCAAGTCCCTGTGGTCGATGCCCTGCTGTACTCAGTAGCACGATTCTCAAAGAAGTTGGTGTGTTCGACAGCGTTCAGCATGTCGTCAATCCACGGAAGCGGGTTCTGGCGGATTTCAGGGTGTGGTTCGTCGTAGCCAAGACCGGCCATGCGACGGTTGCCGATAAACCGGATGTACTGTTTGACACTGGCCGGTTCCAGACCTTCGACCGGGCCAGCTTCAAATGCGAGGTCGATAAACGCATCTTCGTGAGACAGGATTTCCTGATAGATGGTCGCAATGTCAGCCTGAAGTTCAGGCGTGTCGATTTCAGGGTTCTCAGCCAGGAACGTGCGAAATAGCTTGGTGATCGACTGGCAGTGCAGCGTTTCATCGCGTACCGACCATGTGACGATCTGGCCCATGCCTTTGAGTTTGTTGAAGCGCGGGAAGTTCAGCAGGATGGCGAAGGATGCGAACAGTTGCAGACCTTCAGTGAAAGCGCCAAACGCTGCGAGCGTTTTAGCGATTTCGTGCTTGGACTCGACATTGAACGACTGCATGTAGTCGAACTTGTCTTTCATTTCCTTGTATTGCAGGAACATGGAGTATTCCGTTTCCGGCATCCCAAGCGTGTCCAGCAGGTGACTGTAGGCAGCGATATGGATTGTCTCGATATTCGAGAAAGCCGAAAGCATCATGAGAACTTCAGTCGGTTTGAATACACGACTGTAGTGTTTCATGTAGCAGTTATTCACCTCCACATCCGACTGCGTGAAAAAGCGGAATATCTGCGTTACCAGATGGCGTTCTGCATCGGACAGATTCCGGTGCCAATCCTTCACATCGTCCGCAAGCGGCACTTCTTCAGGCAACCAATGAACGCGCTGCTGTGTCAGCCACGCATCATACGCCCACGGATAGCGGAACGGCTTATAGATCGGATTAGCGGAAAGAAGGTTGTGTTCAATTACTGACATGACAGGCACTCATCATACTGAATGGGTTTTTCGACAATCTGGCTGACGGTATCCGCGCGCTGGATCGACAATGAGCGCAGGTAATAAAGCGACTTCACGCCTTTCTTCCACGCCAGCATGTGAATCTGGTGCAGGTCACGCTTGTGCACGTCGGCAGGGATAAACAGGTTTGTGCTTGCCGCCTGACAGATAAACGGCGCGCGGTCGGCGGCATGTTCGACAACCCACCGCTGGTCGAGTTCAAAGGAGGTCTTGTAAACGGCCTTCTCATGGTCGGTCAGGAAGTCGAGGTGCTGGACGCTACCCTTGGTCAGCGTGATGGACGACCATGTTTCGTCGTTGTCCATGCCGTGCGCTGCCAAGACACCCTTCAGGTGGCGGTTGCGTACAGTAAACGAGCCTGCGAGCGTCTTCTGAAGGGTGACGTTCGCCATGATCGGGTCGATGCCGGGCGACGTGGTGCCTGCGATGATGGAAATGGACGCTGTAGGGGCCACAGCGAGTTTATTGGCGAACCGCTCCATAACCCCTCTGTCAGCCGCGTCAGGGCATGCACCGCGCTTCTGAGCCAGATACAAGGACGCACCATCGGCCCGCTGGCGGATGTGCTTGAACACGCGCCGGTTCCACGACTTAGCGATGGCGCTTTCAAACGGCACATCCTTCTGCTGGAGCAGGGAATGGAAGCCCATGACGCCCAAGCCTACCGAGCGTTCGCGCTGCGCCGCGTACCGAGCCTTGCGGAAGTCGTCAGGTGCGCGGAGAATGAAGTCCTGCAACACGTTGTCGAGGAATTCCATCACGTCCTGAATGAACCACGGATGGTCCGACCACTGATCCCAAGTTTCGAGGTTCAGGGACGAAAGACAGCAGACCGCCGTGCGTTCATACCCGTACTGGTCCTTGCCGGTCGGAAGCGTGATTTCCGAACACAGGTTAGAGGTCTTCACATACAGACCGACTTCCTTCTGGAAGGACGGCACGGCAGCATTAACTGCGTCCAACCACAGAATGTAGGGTTCGCCCTGCTCCATGCGCGCGGTCAGCAACCTGATCCACAGGCCGCGCGCGCTGACCTTGCGGACAATGGAATCATCCTTGGGTGAACGCAGCGCCCATTCTTCGTCAGCTTCCACCGCGCGCATGAAGGCGTCGGGGATGGCAACGCCGTGGTGCAGGTTCAGCGCCTTGCGGTTCGGGTCGCCCCCGGTCGGACGCCGCATTTCGATGAATTCTTCAATCTCAGGGTGCCACATGGGCATGTACACGGCAGCCGAACCGCGCCGAAGGCTGCCCTGGCTGATTGCGAGCGTCAGGCTGTCCTGCACACGAATGAACGGGATCACACCGGATGTTTTGCCGTTGGTCCCTACGGCCTCGCCAATGGAGCGCAGGTTCCCCCAATAGGAACCAATGCCGCCGCCTTTCGAGGCCAGCCATGTATTTTCGTTCCACAGATCGACAATGGCGCGCATGTCGTCCTGCGCCTCGTTCACGAAGCACGAAATTGGCAGGCCGCGCGTGGTGCCGAGGTTGGACAGTACCGGCGTGGCAGGCATGAACCAATGACGGCTGATGTAATCATACAGGCGCTTGGCGTGTTCAGCGTTTGATGCGCCAGCGGATGCAACGCGGGCGAAAAGGTCTTGATAGCTTTCGCCCGGCAACAGGTATCGGTTATCAAGGGTGGCCTTCCCGAACGGCGTGAGCAGAGAGTCACGTTCGGGGTGAGTTTGGATGCGGTATCGCACGTCATTCTCCAAAAAGGGAAAAGGACGCTAGAAGTACACTAGCAGGATCGAGTCTGCCGATAGGAAAAGGGTAGTGATGGAAACAATAGATGCAGAAAAATACCGGGTCAGATTGGCCGCACGTCTGAGCATGCGGAAGCTGCGCGAACGACGAAAGCCGTGGCGAGGTCTGCCACTTGAAAAACTGCTGCTGATTTTGGCTGCAACCGCCGTCTGAGCGGAAAATGAAACCCCCGGCCATCTGGTTCGGGGGTTTTCTGTAACAACGGTCTGCTATGGAGCCAAATGGCTGCTATGGAGCCTGCTATGGAGCCTGATTTTCAGCCATTTTTATCCCTTTATTTTTATTATAACTCTTTGATTATAAAGAGAATATATATAAATATATATAAGGGGCTATAATGGTAGGCTCCATATGCTCCATAGGCTCCATAACATTTTATCGTGTGACAAATTGTTCCCATATCATAGAAAATTAGGTGTTCGAGGACGTGTTAACCCCGTTAACCGTTTTAAGGAGTTTAGAGGCTTTCCTGTAATTGCTGGCAGTAAGGGAAAATTGCTATGGAGCAGTGGAGCCTATGGAGCCTTAAAAAAAAATGGCTGTTTTCCGCCACTTTTTTGAGGTATTTAGGCTCCATAGCAGGCTCCACATGCTCCATAGCAGGCATAAAAAAAAAAGGGGGCTTTCGCCCCCATTTTCATTCGTCCCAACCGATTTTCGATTTTATGAAAGTGTCGAAGTTATCGCGGCACTCTTGCAGTGATGGGATAACATACTGCCTTGGGTTAGACCTAATCCGTACCGTCGTGAGGTCTGGAACCATCTTTTTCAGAACTGCCCCGATGGTAGTATCGCTGAACGCGCGCCTTCGGTTGTGATCTTCCCGTGCGCGCCTGTTAATTTCAGCCACAAGAGCGTTCTTCTGCACACGAACCTCGCCCGCGTTCCAATCTGCATTTTCGTCGTCCATACCCCCGCCGACACCGGGCAATACGCCTTCTTTCAGAATTTCCAGCCATATGCCTTCAACATGGCCTTCCATCGTCTGCAATTTCTGACCTGCAAGCGCCTTAGTGGCCGGTACGCTACGGACATTGAAGCCTGTCAGGTCCAGTTTCAGCAGGTATTGCATGAACTGCCTGCATTCCTCGCCGTCAATGGCAGTACGCAGCCGCTCATAATAGGCAAAGTCGCCCATCCGGCTTTCCGACACATCGCTGACACACCAGCGCCGGGCATTGATGGACGCTGGCACAGCCCAATCGTTGTTCGTGGCGAAGATAAACCGGCTGAAGTTGTCGATGGTGAACGGGTCCAGCCCTTTTCGCTCAATTTCCAGTTCAGTTTCTGTGATGTTGGCCTTCAGCGGGCCTTCGGCAGCCTTGGAACCGGCCCAAAACGCTTCGTCGGCGCAGACCAGCAGGGCAACTTCAAGGAATGAGTTGAAGCGCCCGGTCAGATGGTCGGTCTGTGTCAATTTCTTGGTGTGCGCCCGGCCTATGATGCGGCTCAGGATGCTCATAAACGACCCTTTGCCCGTCCCTTCGTCCGAGCGCATGACCAAGGCCACGCCGGGCTTCTCGCCGGGCCGCTGGAGCAGATGGGCGCACCAGCGGATGACATAGCTGTAAAGCACCGGGTCGCTGGCGCAGATGATATTCTCGATGAATTCCAGTATGATCGGGCAGTCAGTCTTTTTAGCAGGCTTCAACGCAAAGCCGGTGAACATATTGAGCGCGATACCGGGTGCGTCATCAAACTTGGCTGGTGGTCGGTCCGGCCTAAACTCGAGTCCGTTATATGTGCGCCGCAGACCACTCGAAAGCCATGTCCTCGGAACATTGATAACGGCAGTCTTTTCGTTACCGTCATCGTCAGTTTCAACGGTTTCGATGTTGTTAGCCAATTCGTAAGCGAGCAGGTCATCCTTGGTGTAAATGACAAGGCGACCTTTACCGTCAAACGCGACAACACGGAATTTCCCGTTCAGCGAAACAGCCGCGTATCTGATGTTCATGTCGATCAGGGCTTCTTCACGGCTACGGGTACGCGGAAAGCACTGACTTAGCGTAGCAGGACGCTTCTTTTTCTTTCTCTCGACCGGCGGCGCGTCACCGAACAGGTCATCACCCTCACTTTCCGATGGACCGGACTCCCCGAACAGGTCGTCATCGTCCAGTTCTTCATCCATGCGGGCCAGAAGCCGATCGCGCACACTGTCCATGTACCATGCGCGGACAGTCGCCATTGTCACGATACGGCGGCGACCCTCGTTCTTTCCGAACTTGGCCCACTTCCTGCGCCACTCGCGTTCGCCCTGGTCGCCAACACCATCCTGCCAGCGTTCTGACCGCTTGCGGGTTTCCAGCCACAGACGATAGCCGTCCTCGCTGCCTTCCGTCTGGTGGTGCAGGGCTTGGCCGAGCATCACCACCTGGTCGTAGTCGTCCAGAAATGAGACAGGCAATTCTTTCAGTTCGCGCTCCAACTGGCCGGGCGCGTAATCCAACGGCGCGCGTACCGCGCTCTTGCCCCCTTCAATAACCTCTGCATCCGAATACTGTTCAAGCAGGTCGTCAGAAATGAATGGCGCTTCGGCAAAGCCGAGTTCAATCAAGTCCAGATCGGGCGCGTTCAGCCAACGGTAAGGATTGCCGGTGACAGGATGGATGGATGGCGGAAGTACGAACTGCTTACCTGTTCCGCCAAGGTCAATTTCCCACGCCCGGTGTTGTTTGCCGTCCTCACCGACAATCTTCACCTCTGACTTGTCTATTTTGCGCGTGGCAAACTGACTTTTCGCGTAAAAATAGTAATGGACGCTTGGGCCACCTGAGCCTGATTTCACGGTCCATAGCGTGTCGAAGTCAATACCGGGAAATGCTGCACTCAATGCTTCGTGCGCTTCTTCTGAGTAGGCTTCATCACGTATATCAAGGTCAATACCGTGAAGATATCCGTCAAACTCGGATGAATATGAATGTTGTCCGAGTCGAACAGCAATGTTGAAACCTTTTCGATAACTGGTTTCAAGCATTTCACGAGTTTTACGCGGTTTCTGAGTCCAATCCCGTTCAATGGGGAGTTTGCTTTTTTCAGCCAGCCAAATAAGCGAAAAACCGAATTTCAAATACGTGTCGATAAATTCATTCAGTTTATCGGGAATTTTCGCCATTAGTCAGCTTCCGATACGAATTTCAGCCAATCTTCTATCGGCGCGACCCTGTTGCTCGCTTTACTGAGCGCCAGTTCGCGGATTCTCTTGATGTGCCTGTACCGGACTTTTCCGGCCTTCAGCGCGGCCAGCAGGGCAGATCGTTTCACCCCCGTCACAGCGACAACAGGTGCGAGATCGAGACGTTTGACGCCCTTCAATCCTCGCCTCGGAACAAGGTCAACACGTAAATGGTGCAGATTATTCCACAAGAACTCTGATAACACTTTCCCGTCACAGCTATGCACCCACATTCACATTGCTCCATTTTTGGGCTTGGACTCACTCGTTGAGTGAGTTATAGGTGAATTGTTCTAACGTAACAAGAATGCAATTTACTTATAGGGAACCGATAAATGTCTCTCGAACAGGCACTTGCGAAACTCACTTCCGAAGTTGAACTGGCGCGCGCCGCGACCGAAAAAAACAACGATCTTCTGAGCCGCGTTGTCGAAGGTCAGCAGGCCGCAATGGCGAAACTGGAAAGCGCCACCGTGACCAAGGTTGAAACCAAAGGTCGCGGCAAGAACGCGAAGACTACCGAAACCGAGAAGCCGAAGGAAGAAGCAAAACCCAAGGAAGTCACGCAGGACGACCTGAAGGATATAGCTCTGCCGCATCTTCAGTCCCTCAAGGGCGATGACAAAACCAAGTTCACCAAATTCCTGAACGGTATGGCCGAACATTTCGGCTGCACGAAGCTGACGGGTCCTGAAGGCATCAGTGAGCCAGAGCATATTGCGCAGGCTGTTTGGTTCGTGAACCGCGTCAAGGCAGGGCTGCCAGTCGATTTCAACGCTGAGTACGATTTCACGAAGGCCGTTGATGCACCGGAAAACCAGTCTGCTGACGCTGCTGGCGAAGCCGAAGAAGACCCGTTCGCCTGATCCATGAACGCGCATTCCCGTCTTAGCCCGTCGTCGGCGGAAGGTTGGATGAACTGTCCAGCCTATCCACGCGAGAACGCAGCCTGCACCGATACGACTTCGGAAGCGGCTGCCGAGGGGACGTTTGCACATTCCATTTCGGAAATGTGCCTGCGTGACGGGAAGAAAGCAGAAAACTTTATCGGCGTCACGTCCGAGTTGAACGGCTTTACCTTCACTTGGACGGACGACGACGCGCAATTCCTTCAGCCAGGTCTGGACCGTATCAGGTCTTTTGGCGATTCAGTTATGACTGAAATGCGCATCGATCTTCAGAAGTGGCTTGGTGAAGGTCAATTCGGGACACTGGATAGAGCAGCAATCGTACGTGACGACTATTTCGTTATTTGCGACCTGAAATGGGGACGTGGTGTTGCGGTTGACGCAGTAGGTAATAAGCAGCTTCGCCTTTATGCGCTTGGGTTTCTTGAATACCTGCGTGTGAAGGGCATTTCTGTCCCGAAAACCGGGAAGATACTGATTATCGTGGACCAGCCTCGCAACGCCCAAGGTGGCGGGGAATGGGAAATCACGGTTTCGGACCTTCTGGAATTCGGAACAGAAGCAACCGAAGCAGCCCTGCGCGCCGAAGAGCCTGATGCACCGCGCATCCCCTCTCTGTCTGCCTGCCGCTGGTGTAAGCTGTGCGCCTCGCGGCCCGGCTGTCCTGAGTTTGACGACTTCATGTTGGATGTGGTGACACTGAAAATGACCGATCTGGACGACCTTTTTGACGACGTTTCTTTGCCTGAGCCTCACACACTCACCCCGGAAAGACGCGCGTTCATCATTCGTCACAGGTCGATGTTTGAAAAGTGGCTCGACACCCTGCATGGCGGCGCAATGTACGATGCCGTGGCGGGCCTGCCGTCTGGTGGCCTGAAGGCTGTACACGGTCGCCGCAATCCGGCTAAGTGGGCAAACCGCAAGGATGCAGAAGGAACGATTCGCCGCCTGATTGGCGACGCGGGCTTTCGGCCTGACCTTCGGACACCCAAGCAGGTATTGGCCTTGGTCGATGAAGAAACACTGAGGTTGTTCGGCGTGGACATTCTTCACCCTGAACCAACCCTTGCGCTTGTCCCTGAGACAGACGCAAGGCCCGCGTACATTTTGGCAGATGCCTTAATGGAGGAAGATACCGATGACTGACTCCCCGGAGACTACGAAATCGACAACGGCTACCAATGTGGCGAACGGCGCGAAAATCGCCGGTATTGTCACACTGGTTGCGGGCGTCCTGCCGTATTTTCCGTACACCGTTGACCTGTATGCGCTTGGTGTTTTTCTGGTGTGTGGCGGCATTGTCGCTGCCGTACCGGCCCCCAAGTCAAACAAGGTTCTCATTGCGCTCTATACTGTAGTCCGCGTCGGCGCGGGTGCGGTGAAGTACGCAGTTCCGTACATGGCAGCCCATCTTGCGAAGGATGCCGATTCTGAAAGCACAAAATCATGAAGCGCCTATTTGTCGTTTTCGCGGTTGTTCTGCCGCTGTCTCTTGCCGCCTGTGCGAACACCACGCAGGGCAAACTCCGTCAGGCCGTGTATGACCTCGACAGTGCATACCATCTGATTGCCAACCCGATGCCGGACGTTCTGGCTGGCAAGGTTCCCGGCGTCACCGTGAGCGCCGAACACAAGCTGCTGATCCAGTCGGCCAGCCAGACCGTGTTCAACGAAATTTCCGCCTTGGAAAAGTCGGTTGAAGCAGGTGACTCCGTGACCGAAACGGCTGTTGCTGCTGCTCAGGCCGACCTTGCTTCGTTCACGGCCTGCTGGTCCGGTCTGAAATCCGGCACCGTCCCCGATGCCTGTAAGGAAATTTCGGCATCCACCACGTCCACCACAACCGCGAGTAACTGAACATGACCGCAGCAGAAATCAGCGCCATCCTTGGCGTGGTCGGCACCGTTGTCACCCTGGCCGAGAAATACGGCCCTGAAGCCTATGACACCGTTGTCAGCGCACTCCAACAGTCGAAGTCCGGCACTGGCCCGACCACGGCAGAAATCGAAGCAATCTTTGCCAAGTGCAAAGCAGACAACGCCGCCATTCAGAGCGCGTAAAGGGAACCGTTATGGCTGATGCAAACATTGAACTGAAACTGAAGGACGTTCGGCTGTCCTTCCCTCACCTTTTCAGCCCGCAGGAAAACACGAACGACAATGGCGACAAAAGCTATTCGTTCGGTTGCACCCTGCTGCTGGATAAGGTTGAGCAGGCCGACCAGATTGACGCACTGAAAGCGGCAGTCCGGCAGGCCATCAAGGCCAAATGGCCGGGCGTCAAAAAGCACATTTCCCCCGATAAACTGTGTCTTCGTGATGGCGAATACGAAGATGAAGAAACCGGGGAAAAGGAAGGTCGGTACGACGGGTATGCAGGTTGCATGTTCCTGTCCTGCCGTCGTCCTGCCAAGCTGCGTGACGGGCAGAAGCCTTCAGATCTGAAATCCCCGATTCAGGTCATCGGCCCGCGCAAAGGGAAGGACGGGAAATTCCCGCGCCTTGCTGAAGAAGACGTGTACGCAGGCTGCTATGTGAATGCCATTGTTCGCATTTACGCCTATGACGGCAGCAAGGGTAACAACCCTGATCGTGTGAACGCCACGATTGAAGTGGTGCAGTTCAAACGGCACGGTGAAGCATTCGGCGCGTCCTCGGTTGATGCCGATAACGCAATGGATGAAGACGAAGACGCTGAAGAAGTCGGTGGCGGCAACGGTTCGATTGATGAACCTGCCGGTGACGATCCCTTCGCCTGATTTTGTTGGCCCGGTCAGAGTTTTCTGCCGGGCCACAACTCACTTTATACGTGATTTATCACACATGAAATCCGACAAGGCGATTACGTGATTTTCGTTTTGTCGGATTTCAGGTCTGCATCCTGAAATTGCGATGAATAAATTACGGAAAAAGTCATGGGCGATGTTCTCATTGTGGATACAGAAACGTATCCGAATTTGTTTTCCATAGGTTTTCGCAGGGTTTCAGACGGTAAGACTGTCACGATGTTCAGGCAGCCAGACGGCACGATGGACACGGCCCGCATGACCGCGCTGATGAAGAACAACACCATCATCACCTATAACGGCTTGAACTTCGACCTGCCTATCATCACCCTGGCAGGCGAAGGCGCGTCGTGTGGCGTCATCAAGGACGCGGCAGACCGCATTATCACAGGCGGCCTCAAATACTGGCAGGTCGAAAACGTACTTGGAATCAGCATTCCACGCCTAGACCATATCGACCTGATGGAACCGCAGCCAAATGCGTTTGCCAGTCTGAAGACCCTGCAAGGTCGGTTGCACGGGCGCAAGATGCAGGACTTGCCATATCCGCCTGACCACGTTCTGAGCGATAAAGAGCGTGATGAAGTCTTGGCCTATATGGAAAACGACCTAGAGGCCACATGCAACCTGTACCGCGCGCTTGAACCAGACCTTCAGTTGCGTGACCAGCTTTCCGCAAAATACAGGCGTGATTTCCGCTCAAAATCCGACGCGCAGATTGGCGAGGCCATCATTCGCCTGCGCGCCGAAGAACACCTGAACCGCCGTATCTATAAGCGCGACACCGTGGGCGGCGAAGCCTTCAAATACACACCGCCTGATTACCTGAAGTTCCGAAATCCTGAGTTGCAGGAAATTGTCGCGCGGCTGAAGGACACCACGTTCCGTACCGACAGCAAGGGTAAGGCCAACCTGCCTGACTGGCTGGATGGCCGGAAGATCACAATTGGCGAAACAACATACGCAATCGGTATCGGCGGACTCCATTCTACCGAGGCAAACCGCGCGGTTCATGCTGATGACGAAAATGAACTGATCGACTTCGACGTTGCCAGCTACTATCCGGCGATCATCCTCAATTCAGGCCTGTATCCCAAGGCGATCGGGCCAATCTTCCTCGAAATTTACGATGGGATTCGCAAAGAGCGTCTTGGTGCAAAACATAAATTGCAGAACTACTCCGATTTACTAAGTAAATCAGAAATATCCGCGCTAAAAGTTGTCGATAAAGGTGGTAAAATTCAGCTTAACGGAGCCTTCGGGAAGCTAGGCTCTATCTATTCTGTTCTTTATGCGCCCGACCTTCTTCTGTTCGTCACGATTACAGGCCAGCTATCATTGCTCATGCTGATTGATGCAGCAGAGCGCGAGCGCATTCCCGTTGTTAGCGCAAACACGGATGGCGCGGTGTTCCGTTGCCCGAAGCACCTGAAACCACGCCTGTACGAAATCACGAAGGCATGGGAAATGGCCACAGGGTTTACGCTTGAAGACACCCACTATCGGTCGCTCTACAATTCCAGCGTCAACGCCTATGTCGCTGTGAAGACGGACGGAACGGCCAAGTGCAAGGGTCCGATTGCTAATCCCTGGCGGGAAGGCGATACCCGGTCCCAGCTTATGAAAAACCCGCAGATGACCGTGGTATCGAACGCCGTGGTTGATTTGATGACCAAGGGAACGCCAATCGAAGAAACCATCCACAACTGCCGTGACATTCGTGATTTCGTCACCGTGGTCAACGTCAAAGGTGGTGGTGTTTGGGGCGAGCCTGTCATAGTGGAAAAGTTTTTCGATGAAAAACTGATGCCCGACAATACTGTGCTTCCGTCTGGTTATCAGGATGTAATGGTTGACCTTGTAAACTCGCAGTATCTTGGAAAAGTCGTGCGTTACTATTGGTCTACAAGCGGTCAGCCTATTTTTTATGTCAGTGCTCACCCTAGCACGGGCAATTTTAAGAAGGTATCCAAGTCTGACGGCTGCCGTCCGATCATGGACTTGCCCGACGACATGGCCGATCTGCCCGCTGATCTGGATTATGACAGGTATATTCAGGCCGCGACAGAGGCGCTTCAGGATTATGGGTATTACGAGAAGCCCAAGCCGGTGAAGCCCATTCGTTTGACCAAAAAGAACGCCCTGATGTGGTGGGCGCTTGCTGCGTGAGGAAGGCCATTCTTCTGAGCGGTGCAACACTGGCCCCGCTCACCGCCGACTTCGCGCCGCACCCGCTCAATCTGATTGGGCTGCAAGAACACGGGCTGCGCTGGTATCAGGAATCCCTTGCGCTGGAGATAGCGCGGCTGTTCTCGATTGGCTTTCGGCGCATCCTTGTTGTGCTGCCGACCGGCGGCGGCAAAACCCGGCTGGCCCAAGCCCTGATGGATGCAACGCGGCGCTCAGACCTGACTTCACAATTCCTTGTCCACCGCCGCGAACTTATCAAGCAAACGGATAAATCATTCAGAGAAGTGGGCATATTCTCTGACCTGATCGTGTCCGGCAGCAAGACCATAGGCACGTCCCCTTACCAGATTGCGAGCGTTCAGACCCTCGTAAACCGACTCGATATTATCCTGCCGCCCGGTCTGGCGATCATTGACGAAGCGCACCACGCCACAGCTTCATCATGGGCCAACATCATGCGCGCGTATGGCGACCGCTGCATGGTCGGCCTGACCGCGACACCCCAACGCCTCGACGGTCGCCCGCTTGGCGATATGTTCGACTGCATGCTGATCGGCCCATCGACGGCAGACCTGATCGAATGGGGTTTCCTCTCGCCGTTCGACTATTATGCCCCAGGCCCAGAAGGGCTGCCCGATGCGTCCGGTATCCGCACGATTGCAGGCGACCTTGATAAAGCCGAAACCGCGCGCCGAATGGATAAGCCGGAACTGGTTGGGTCCGTGGTTGACCATTACAAGCGGCTCGGTGACGGCATGCAGGGAATCATTTTCGCGTCCAGCGTGAAGCACAGCCTGCATCTAACGGACGCTTTCAACCGGGCCGGTATCCGCGCAGTGCATGCGGACGGCACGATGGACGACGAACGGGACCGGGCCATCGACTCCTACGCGACCGAAAAGGCCCGCATCCTCTGCAATGTGGGACTCGTCAGCGAAGGCTTTGACGTGCCGAACACCAAGTATGTCGGCATGGCGAGAATATCGAACTCGCTGATTTTCAACTGGCAGGCATCAGGCCGCGCGCTGCGCCTGTCCCCCGTATGGCCGCGCGCCGTCATATGTGACCACGGCGGAAATGCCCTGCGTACAGGCGTCCTTCCCGACAGTGAAATTGAGTGGTCGCTGTCTGCCCCGGCGAAGCGCGTGGCTGCCGCAAAGTCGTCAGATAACCCGGTATGGCAGTGCGAGCATTGCTACCGGATCAACTATTCACTCACTCGCGTCTGTGCGGGCTGTGGGTACGAGAAGCCCGTCCAGTCACGCAGCGTGAGCGAAAAAGACGGCATACTCACCCAGCTTGAAAAAGAAGAACTGAAGCGCCGCGAGCGCGCCAAGCAGGTGAAGGAAGAAGGCATGTGCCGGGACTATGCAGACTTTTATCACTTGGCCGTTGCGCGCGGGTACAAGAACCCTGTCGGTTGGGCCAAACTCCGTTCAAAATTGAGAGGGAAACGCCGGGGATGACCAGCGAAAAGGAGTTTATGAACGATGCTGCCGTGGAAGTGTCCAGCTATCCCGACACTCTTATATGGCGCGAAAACACCGGCATGGCATGGCAGGGCGATCCAGTCAGGGCCGCAGTCGGTCAGTATGTGCGCGTCGAGCCGGGGATGAAGATTCTACGCAAGGCGCGGCCCATCCGCTTCGGGCTGCCGGGCATTGGCGATCTAGTGGGAATAGTGGGGAGGAAGCCCACTGTAATTGAGACGAAAACACTCACCGGAGCGCAGCGCGAAAAACAGGGAGTTTTCGCAGAAATGTGGCAGAAAGTAGGCGGGGTTTATATTTTAGCACGAAGCATAAAAGATATTCGTTCTCGTTTTGATCTAATATAACCACTCATTGCGTGAAACAACACACCTGACAAATCTTGTAAACACCCTCCTATCAATGTAGGTTTACTATTACATTTATAGGAGGGTAAAGTGAGTCAGGAAAAAGTTAAGCATGAACAATTTGCTGCGCGCTTTAACACTGCCTGCAAAAACTCCGATGTGATTCCGCCTATCAGGCACGGTAAGCTGCAAAAAATTGTCTCTCTTTTTGAAACCTATTTTGATGAAAAAATAACTATCGAAACTCCCCGCAAATGGCAGGAAGGTCTATCTATACCGCGAGGTAAAAGGATGGTGCAGCTTGCTCAGATATTAAATGTCAGCCCGGAATGGTTAGAGCATGGTATAAGCGCGTCTTCTGCTACAGGCGGATTAAGGTCTGGTGAGATTAGTTCCGACCCTTGCGCCTTGATACTGGCGGGCATGGCTCGAACCAATCAGGGCCATGCAGCCATACCTTTTGGTAAGGTGGGCACGAATATAGAGCTACGAATGGGCGTGGAAGATATTGAGGGGTATGCGACAAGAGCGTCCATACATGCAAATTTCTTGGTGTTTTACATTCCAAGGCAGGCCGAAGACAAAATTCTTTTCCCTGTTGTCATTGAAAATAACAGTCTTCGATTTTTCGCAATACCAGCGGGAAATGTCGAGGGCATTTTTTCAAGACTTTCACAACAGATAAAGGTGAAAATACATCTTAGAGAGGTTTACGAATTAGAAGACCTCAACGGCCCACTCCCGTTCAGTGAATAAGTTTGCGGGTAAGTTTGCGGGTAAGTTAGTCTTACCCGCTTCAAACAAACTAATTGAAATCAACATCTTACGAGTATTGTTCCTAAGTCGCCGCGGACACCAGCACACAATCCATAACAATCCACTGACGTTCATAGATGACATGGAAAGCGCAGAAAACTGCCTTTCTATTTCCTCTAGTGTCCACTAGCGTCTATAGGCAGCCAAAACTTTTGCGGGTAAGTCTGCGGGTAAACAAACCTCATCGCGGGAGGAATGGAAGATGGCTTTGACAGATACGGCGATACGAAACCTTAAAGCTGGCCTCCGACCACGCAAGGTCTCGGACAGCGGATGGCTCTATCTGCATGTGATGCCTTCAGGTTCAAGAATATGGCGTATGGGTTATCGGTTTGATGGTAAAGAACAGACCCTTACACTAGGCACATACCCGCAATTAAGCCTCGTGGATGCCCGCAGGCTTCGGGATCAGGCGCATGCCCGGTTAAAGTCTGGCGAAGACCCTTCTATACCCGATAGCAAAGAGGTCCGACCTGTTACATTCGGGGAGTGTGCCCAAGACTGGCACCGGCGCTGGTCTGTCAACGTAACAAAACCTCATGCAGCGCTTGTCTGGAGGCGTCTGGAGGCTAATGTCCTTCCAGCTTTAGGGCCATTGAGTATTACGGATGTAAGTCCAAAACGAATTTTATCTGCTTTACAACCAATGGAAGAACGTGGCGCTTTGGACATGCTAAAGCGCGCGCGCCAGCATATTGCTGAAATAACCGCAATGGCTATGGCATCAGGGCTTATACAGAGCGACCCGTCTTACAGATTAGAAAAGGCCGTTACACGACCTCGAAAAACGCAACATTTCTCACGCATGTTGTTCAGTGAAATGGGCGCGTTTATGGAAAAACTTCTAAGTTATGACGGCGATCCAATGACACGCGAGGCGCTTCTATTTGTGATTTTGACATGGACGCGAACCAATGAAGTCAGGTTTGCTAGATGGGGAGAAATCCAGGGCGATGTGTGGCGTATTCCAGCACAACGTATGAAGGCAGGTCGAGAGCATTTGATTCCTCTCAGCCTACAAGCGCAAGAGTTATTAAGAAGACTACCACGGTCTCCGCGCCATGACTTTATATTTTGGTCAAGGTCGTCAAAAACAGGCGCAATATCTGAAAACACGATGTTATATGCGCTGCATCGTATGGGCTATCATAGAAAAGCAACAGTTCATGGTTTTCGCAGCACTGCTTCAACATGGGCAAATGAGCAGATGTTGAATGAAGCACAGCGCCGTTACGATTACGACTGGATTGAGTTGGCGTTATCCCATGTCGAGGCAAACAAAGTGCGTGGTGCATACAACTCTGCAACATACCTGCAGCCGCGCAGGCGAATGCTACAAGATTGGGCTGATGCCTTAATTCACCCGAAGAGTGATTGAACTCACTTTATATGTGCGTTAGTATCCACTGAGTATCATTGCCGTGTAAGGTGCGTAAGTGGATGCCAGAAGTAAACTTTCTACGTTTGGAGGATGTAATCCGTCGTGTTGGTCTGAAAAGGTCTCAAATTTACAATATGATTAAAGAAGAACGTTTCCCATCAGGCAGAAAATATCCAGGTACACGTATAATTTTCTGGCTTGATGCAGACATAACTGCATGGCAGCAAAAGGTGCTTGAAGCCACCAATGTCTGATAACCTGTTTAACATTCTGCGCGCCGCGTTTGGCTTACCACCCTACAGAGTGCCTACAGCCGGAAGGTTGATTGTAGGCGACTGTCTTGAGGCCTTGAAAAAGATGCCAGGTCAGTCAGTCCATTGTTGCGTAACGTCGCCCCCATATTATGCCTTGCGGAACTATGGGGTAAAAGGTCAGATTGGCGTTGAAGACCAATCCTCAGAATACGTGCAAAAACTTATTGATGTATTTACCGAGGTTCACAGAGTCATGCGGAATGACGGTGTGCTATGGGTAAATATAAGCGATACCTACGCTTCATCGAAAACAGGAAAAGACAGCATTTTTCCCGTAAATGATAAATCTTTACTGGGAGTTCCTTGGAGGTTTGCCCTTGCGATGATTTCGAGCGGGTGGATATTGCGACAGGATATTATCTGGAATAAACCAAATGCGCTTCCTGAAAGTGTAAAGGATAGATGCACAAAATCCCATGAATACATATTCATGTTTACAAAGAGCGCAAAGTATCATTTCGATGCTCATGCAATAAAGGAATGTGCCGCATCGGGCGGTAACGCAAAGAAAAACAAAAGAAGTGTGTGGACAGTGACAACCCGCGCATTCAAGGGCGCACATACAGCAACCTTTCCGGTAAGCCTTATTGAGCCTTGCGTAAAAAGTTCAACTAGCGAGCATGGATGCTGTGAAAAGTGTGGCTCGCCCTATGTGCGGATACTTCAGAGAGGTGCTGTTAATATAGAGCATCAAAAAGCATGTGGTGGAAACACAGATGGCAAATACGCAGGGAAGGCTACAAAAGATTATGCAAAATCGAAGGCCCAAGACCCTAGTGCCACAAAAGCGCGCATTTTAGCAGGCATGGTTGAAAAAAAGACCGTTGGATGGAGAAAGACATGCTCGTGTGATACTGCAAACATAAAACCATGTGTTGTTTTAGACCCGTTCGGGGGTTCTGGCACGACCGGCATAGCAGCGTCTAAAAACAGATGCGATTTTGTTTTATGTGAGTTGAACACGGAATATGCAGACATAGCAGCAACAAGAATAGAAGATGAAGCTGGTTTGAAAGTTTTGCGCTCCAATGTCTGATGACCTGTTTGACGAACCTATCAAGAGCGCGCCCAAGCGCAGGGGTCGCAAGCCTAAACCGAAGCCTGAAGTCCCTGCCTTTACATCGTCCATCAAGTCCGCGCGTGGCGGCAAGACGTTGGACGATGTTGGTGGCTTGCAGGCCATGCGCCGCCCGGTTCCGGCCAACACCCTCGCGGTGCTGTTCGACCTGAACATTGTCACAGTGAAAAAGCGACTGGTGGATTGCCCGTGCATCAAGGACGGCAACTTCACCCTGTACGACTTCCGCGAAGCCTGCTCATACCTTGTGAAGCCGAAAATGAGCACGGCGCAGTTTATCAAGACTTTGAATAAGTCGAACCTGCCGCCCGAAATCAATCTGGCCTTCTGGAGCGCACAACGCGCGCGCATCAAGTTCATGATCGAGGCGCAAGAGGCGTGGGACACCCAAGACGTCCTGGACGTTTTGACCGGCCTGTTTTCGATGATGAAGGATCACCTTCAGATGGCCGAAGAAGACCTGCGCGAGCGCGCAAAGCTGACGGATGAACAGGCCAAGATTGTTTCGACCTACATGGACGACCTGCGCCGCACGTTGCGTGAAAAGCTGGTGCAGATGCCGTCTGAGCGCCAGACGCTTTCAATGAGTGAAAAAGCGTCATTCGGAACAGAGTCGCTTACGGACAATGTTCTTGATGAAGACGACGATTTTGACTGAAACGTAAAACCCCCGACGCGGACAGGGTGGAACGCGCCGGGGGTCCAGGGAGCCGAGTTGATGCTGAACCGGGCAACTCACGTATAGCGTGAGTCGTTTTTGCTTACAAGAGGTTTTCCCATGTCGCGCCCAATGGAGCGTTATCGCCCAGCTACCTACAAGACGCTTGAAGAAATGATCGTTGCCGCGTCAGTGGCTATCGAACCGCCTGAACGTCTCACGGTCAGCGAGGCAGCCGAGAAATACGTTGTCATCAGAGAAAAGAATTTCACCGGCCATTGGTCGCCTGACCGCACACCGTACATGGTGAAACCTCAGAACGTGCTTGCATCCCTTGAATACGACTCAATGGCGTTCGTTGGCCCGGCACGTTCCGGTAAGTCGCAAGGGCTGCTGAACTGGCTTGGCTACACAGCAAAATGCGACCCAATGGATATGATGGTCTTGCACATGACCCAATCCACGGCCCGCAACTGGTCGCTGTCCGATCTTGCCAAGCTGTTCCGAAACTCGCCTGAACTGAAAGCAACGCTTCGACCTGGCAGGCAGCAGGACAACGTGTTCGACAAGGAGTTCCTGTCAGGGAACCGTCTGACCATTGTTCATCCGTCTATCACCGAACTGTCCGGCAAAACAGTTGGTCGCCTGTGGGCAATGGACTATGACCGGCTGCCGCTGGACATTGACGGCGAAGGCGACCCCTTCACCCTTCTGAAAAAGCGCGCGCAGACACTCAAACGCTTCGGAATGACGGTAGCAGAGTCCAGCCCCGGCTATCCCGTTCTTGACCCAAAATGGATGCCATCGTCACCACACGAAGCGCCGCCGTGCGCGGGCATTTTGTCGATCTATAATTCAGGGGACCGGCATAGATGGTACTGGCAGTGTGTGGCGTGTCACGAGGCATTTGAGCCAGATTTCAAGCTGCTGAACTATCCGCTGTCCTGCGATCCTATGGAGTCTGCCGAACAGGTTGTGATGGGCTGCCCGCACTGCGGCAACGTCATGATGCCAGACATGCAGTATGAATTGAACCTTAGCGGCCAATGGTTGCGTGAAGGCGAGCATTGGAACCCTGATGGCACGATCACAGGGAAAGCGCGCCGCTCGAAAACAGCATCATTCTGGCTGAAAGGCCCAGCAGCCGGGTTCACCACATGGAAGGAACTGGTGCTAAAATACCTCGACGCGGAACAGGACTTTGAACGATCTCGCAACGAGGAAAAGCTGAAGGCCGTGATAAACACGGACCTGGGACTCCCCTACACGCCGAAGTCGGTCCAGAACGCGCGGCTTCCTGAAACCCTGAAAAGCCGGGCCGAGGAATACAACACCAAGGGCGAAGTGCCTGCTGGCGTGGCGTTCCTGATGAGCATGATTGACGTGCAGGCCGGTGGCCGACCGTCCTTCGTGGTCCACACCTTCGGCATCGCGCCGGTACGCATGGAAAACGGCTTGTGGGCCACCGACATTTATCACGTTGATATGTGGAAGATACGCAAGTCGAAGCGTGTTGGTAAGGACGGCGAGCGTGAACTGATTGACCCGGCATCGTTCCCCGAAGATTGGGATTGCCTGATAGACGAAGTGCTGGACAAGAAATACCCTCTTTCGGACGGCAGCGGTCGCTTCATGAAAGTCAAACTGGTTGGCTGTGACTCCGGTGGTGCAGCATCCACAACCAACCAGAAGCGGCGCAACGATGATGAACCAGTGGTCAGCGTGACCTCGAACGCCTATGCGTTCTGGCGCAGGTTGCGTGACCTCGGCAGCGGCTACCAATCCCGTTTCAACCTGCTCAAAGGTGCGCCGTCTCGCACAGGCAGCAGGCCGGACCTGTACCGCACGTTCCCTGACTCGCAGCAAAAGAGCAAGTTTGCCATCGCTCGCGGCGACGTTCCGGTATGGCTGATTAACTCCAACTCGGTGAAGGACCAGGCATCGAACATGCTTGGCCGCACAGAGCCGGGAGGTGAAGTCCACTTTCCAATCTGGCATGACGAACAAGGCGACCTGATTGATACCGACTGGCTGTATTCGCAGTTGACGACGGAAATACGTGACACAAAGGGATGGACAAACCCATCCAAGCGCAAGAACGAAGCCTTTGACCTTATCGCATACTGTATCGCTTTTCTAAGGCATCCCGATATTAGAGCCAATGTTATGAATTGGGACACACCCGCATCATGGTGCGATACAGATTGGGATAAGAATACAATGGTGTTTAGCGTGAAAGACGGGAAACTAAAACAAAACAATGTCGGTAAATCGCCATCGGAAATACTGTCTAAATTAGGCGAGGACTTAGCCTGACCAATTATTTATTGACTTCATACCGATAGACCGTATTTTGTCAGTATGTCGCACCCAATTTCCGCAGCCGATCTTGTTGTACTGAAGCAACGCTATCAAGAGGCGTCTGCTGCTTTACACTCGCTGTACATCGGTAAGTCGGTTGTGACGGTGCGCGACTCTAACGGCGAAAGCATCACCTACCAGTCTGCAAACATCGGGGAACTGGCTGCATATGTTCAGAGCCTTGAACGACAGATCACAGGCGCACACAGGCCGCGTCCAGTGTTCCCGCTGTTCTGATGGTTGGTGATATGTCAAATATGTGGGCTGTTCCGGCAGGCCCGCAGAGTGTTGCAGGTCCGTATGATGCGGCACACCTGTTTGACCAAAGCCTTGCGAAATGGCTGCCACAGTTACGTTCCGCCGACTCTGACCTTCTGCCCGGCAAGCCGCTTATTGACGTGCGTTCGCGCGATATTGCGCGCAATGACGCCTACGTTCAGGGCGGCGCAAACCTGCACAAAGACAACATTGTCGGCGCGCACTACCTTCTGAATTCTCGCCCTGCTACCAAGGTCATCTTCGGAAAAGACGATCCTGTTTGGGAAGAAGAATTCCAAGAGGAAGTTGAAGAACTGTGGGACTTGTACGCATCTTCCCCGAATCATTGGGTGGACGCTTCACGGCAGGCCGACTTCACAACCCTCGTTCGCATGGCTGTTGGTACGCATGTTCTGGCCGGTGAAGTGCTTGCCACATGCGAGTGGATCACTGGTGACGCCAGCGAGTACAATACGGCGATCCAGATGGTCGATCTTGACCGTCTTTCCACCGATCCGAGTTCGGGTTTCAATCCTTACAACCGCGCAGGCGTGATCTTCAATCAGCAAGGCGCACCGCAGGCTTATCAGATTCGGACCACGCACCCGTTCGACTACCCGTTCCTTCAGACGCAGGCACCAAGCTGGAACACGGTCGCACTGAAAAAGCCTTGGGGACGGTTGCAGGTGATTCACCTGTACGAAAAGATTCGCCCGCAGCAGACGCGCGGCGTTACGGAACTTGCATCTGCGCTCAAAGAAATGCGGATGACGCACAAGTTCCGCGATGTGAACCTTCAGCGCGCCGTGTTGCAGTCGCTCTATGCTGCTGTCATCACGTCCGATCTGGATAGTTCCACACTGTTCGCGCAACTTGGTGAAGGTCACAATAACCTCGAAGATTTCGAGCATATGTATAGCCAGTACGCTGCCGGTTATATGTCCTCCGTGAATGCCTATGCAGGCAAAGCCGGACGTATGAAACTGGATGGTGTTCGCGTCCCACACCTGTTCCCTGGCACCAAACTGGAACTTATGTCGGCAGGCGACAGCGCCCAAACCAATCAGGGTTTTGAAGCCAGCCTGTTGCGTTACATGGCCGCTGCATTGGGCGTGTCTTACGAACAGCTTTCCCGCGACTACACCAGCACGAACTACTCCAGTGCGCGCGCCGCAATGGCCGAGACATGGAAGTTCATGAGCGCGCGGAAGAAGCTGATTGCTGACCGTTTTGCATCGGCCATTTTCCGCTTGTGGATCGAAGAAGCCGTCAACAAGAACATGCTGACGACCTTCCCCGCATCCAAGGCACCGATGCTGTACACGAACGGTGTCCAGAACCGGAAGTTCGAGGCTCTTGCGGGCTGCGAGTGGATCGGCGCTTCCAAAGGTCAGATTGACGAACTGAAGGAAACGCAGGCTGCCACCATGCGCCTGAACGCAGGTCTTTCGACCGCGCAGGATGAATTGGCCCGGCTCGGCAAGGACTGGCGCAAAACCTATCGCCAGATCAAGCGCGAAAAGGACATGCAGGAACAGCTTGGTCTCGTGTTTACGGCAACAGGCACCCTCCCCCGTGGTGGTGCTGCGCCAATCAGCGAAGTCGGCGGTCCCGACCTGTCTGTTGCACAACCGGCACCCGAAGACGCCGCGCACAGTGCGCCGGGCGACGCTGCCGATTCCGAAGAAACAGGTGACGCCTGATGAACACTTCCCCGAATGCCGTTCCTTATGACCTGCTGGACAAACCTCTCGCACTTGCGCCTGAGCGCATGGAGTGGGTGAACGCCACGCTGAAAGCAATGGCTGCCGACGAAACATGCCAGAAACTCATGGCAGTCTCGGCACTCGGTTCCAACGCCAACAGCAACTTTTGGTACGGCCCTGACGATTGGGAGTCGCAGCATCAGCCTTACTCGGTTTCGAGTGATGGTGTTCTGACAGTCCCCGTGTCCGGCATTCTGGTTGGCGACCTGCCGTTCTGTCTCGATGGTTGGATGACCGGCTACGATTACATTCAGGCAGCACTGGCGCGCGGCGCGGCTGATCCTGATGTGAAAGGCATCATGCTTGCCATCGACTCCCCAGGCGGCGAAGCAAGCGGCATGGAGGAAACGGCAAATGCTGTTAAGGCCGTATCTTCCGTCAAACCCATTACTGCGTATGCGAAGAATGCAACATCTGCTGCCTACGGTGTTGCTTCGGGCGCTGACACCATCAGTGCGGCCAAGTTCGGCATGTTCGCCAATATCGGCGTGGTTCGGCAGCGCGCGGACATTAGCGAGTCCCTCGCGCAGCAGGGCGTTAAGATAAATCTGATTCAAGCCGGTGCGAACAAGACCGATGGCTATTCCAGCCAGCCGATGACAGACGGTGAACGGGCGCGCATTCAGGCTTCAGTTGACGACATATACGCCGAGTTCACGTCGATGGTGGCGAAGAACCGCAATATGGACGTTCAAGCAATTCGTGACACGGAGGCTTCAACCTACGACGCGAAAAACGCGATGGCACACGGCCTCGTGGATTCAATAGCCACGCCTTCAGAGGCAATGGCGAATTTCGTTTCAACCATTGATGAAAGGATGGCCGGAATGGCTACCGACAATCAGGCTGCTATCGACGCAGCGGTGAACGCCGCCCGCGCCGAAGAACGCGGCATTGCTACCACGGCGGCGCGCACACGTATCAGTGCGATTCTTGCATGTGCAGAAGCCAAGGACCGCCCGAAACTTGCACAGCACATCGCGCTGAACACCGACCAGAGCGTTGAAGAAGCGCAGGGCATTTTGGCTGCGTCCGCAGTTGAAACCGCACCCGTGGCTGCTACCCCCGCTCCCGCCGCTGCACCTGCTGCCGTTGCACCCGCAGGTCAGGCACCGTTCGCTGTGGCGATGGTCGCAACGGGCAATCCCAATGTGGGCGCTGAAGCGGTGTCTGCCGCTGCTGCTCCGCAGAAGTCCCGCGCACAGGCTGCGATGGACATTCGCTACGGCGCGACCAAGTAAGGAAGCAAAGCCATGACCCTTTCGTATGATCCCGCTGCATCCCTCGGTATTCCGCAGTACACAGGCGATGCGTTCGTTCCGCCCGACCTGCTGCTGTACGGCAACTTTCCGTTCATCACCGACACCATTTCTGTTGGTGTCCTGACAGCGCCGCTGCCCGCGTACACGCTGATCGGCATTGTGACCGCTACCGGCATTGCCGTGCCGTCCGTGGCGACTGCTACCGATGGTAGCCAGAACCCCATCGGTGTGACGCTTCAGGCGCTTCCGGTGAACACGGTTGCACAGAACGTCAGCTTCTACCGTTCCGGGGGCTTCAATATCAAGCGCCTGAACATGGATGCAAGCTGGACGCTCGCAGCCCTGAACCTCGCCATGATTAAGGCTTATGCCCCTCTGTTCTTCGGCGTTCCCACCTCTATGACCGATCCGAATCAGGTAACGCCCGTGGCCGACCTGACCGATCTGGTTTCTTAACGGAGACTGACTGACCATGACTGGTACGACTCTGAACGGCGTGACTTCCGGGGACGCCATTCAAATTTGGGATTCGCGCGATCTGCTTGGCGTTTTTTACGACCAGCGGCTTGCCTCGCGTTCCACCTATTTCCGCGACCTGTGCTTCACTGGTGCAGCCCACCTGTCCAGCCAGCGTTACATCGACTTTGAAAAAGTCCGGTCGCGCCGTCCGATTGCACCGTTTGTGCTGCCTGCCGAAACCGGCAAGGGCATCTACAAGCGCAACGAATCGCAGGTTCGCCAGTTCACGCCTGCATACGTCAAGCCGAAAGACCCGGTTATCCCCGGCGACTCTTTCCGCCGCCGTGCTGGCGACGTTCTCAATCCCGTTCCTCTGACACCGCAGCAGGTGTTCGATCAGGACGTGATTGACGTGGTGCAGTATCAGCAGCAGGCCATTGACCGCACCTGGGAATGGATGGCTGCACAGGCCGTCTTGAACGGCAAGGTTCCTGTGACCTACGAGAACGGCACGAGCGTTGTGCTGGACTTCGGGCGCAACGATGCCAACACCGTTGACTATTCGGGCCTGACCGACACCACGAAAATGTGGTCCGACCCGAATTACGACATCATCAGCGACATTCAGAAATGGTGCGACCTGATGGCGTTACAGGACTTCGGCGCGATGCCGAACCGCCTGACGGTTGGCTACAAGGCGTGGCAGTCCATGCGCGTCAACCTGAGCCTGATTGCTGAAATGTCGCTGCTGCGCCGTGGTAACACGGAACTGACGATCCCCACCGGGATTCGTCCGTCCCTGAACATCGGCAACAACAACAGCCGTCAGCTTGGCGTTCTGTCCAACGGCCTCGAACTGTGGCTGTTTGACGACTTCTACCAGAACAACGAAGGCCAGTTTGTTCGCTTCATGGACCCGCGCGACGTTGTGCTGACCGGCCCGAACGTGGACGGTGTGCCGTGCTTCGGCGCGATCATTGACGCGGACGCCGGTTTGCAGCCGACCGACGTGTTCATGAAAATGTGGAAGGAAAACGACCCTTCCGCGCTGTTCATCATGTCTCAGTCCGCTCCGCTGTACGTGCCGGTCAACCCTGACCAGACGTTCCGCGCTCGCGTTCAGGCGTAATTTTCCAACCGAGTTTCAGGGGTGCCCATGTCCTGAAACTCACTTCATAGGTGAGTTCGATGGTAAAGCTGATTGCCCGACACCGAGTAAACTATCAGAACGTCAAAACCAAAAAGGTTGAACTGGCAAAGCCCGGCGAAACTTTTGAGATTGCTGACGGCCCTGCTGCTGTCCTGATTGCAGGCCATTCCGCCGACCTCGCGCCCGGCGAAAGTCTGCCGGACCCCAAAGCCGCAGAAGCGCATCAGGAAGCCGTCACCGAAGCGCAGGCCACTGGTCAGGCCGAAGGCCGTGCCGCACAGCTTGCAGCCACCAAGCAGGCCGCAGCAGCCCTGAACGCTGCCGCAGCAGTATCGCCCGTCGTGTCCGACGCAAGCACAATCCTGCCGTGAGCAACTTTCGGGCGATACGGGATTCGGCAAGGGCATCTGTCCATCAGCAGATGGCTGTGCCTGCCTATTACCTCGCATCGCCCGATGCTACCCCGGTCCCGTGCAATGTGCGCGTATGGCCGGGGTTTACGCAGATAGGTCGCCCTGTTGTCACAGGGAAACAATATGCCGAAATGCAGGAATCCCTACCGACAATCCGGTTCCTGAGTTCCGACATATCCGTTAAGGCCAGAAACGCTGTTGTCCTGTTGGACGAAAACAATGCGTTCACCATTGACACATTCGACCCTGACGACTTCGGTTATACCACAGCGCACGTCACGCAGATGACAGTGGCGGCAGCCAAGGCCCGATGGTCGAAAATCAGCGGGGACGACACCGCGTTTTCGGACTCCGGCATCATGCAGATAAAACGCGGTGCGCGTGACGACCTGCACGGCCAGTATGAGGTTTCCGCCTATTATCTGATGCCCAAGTCCACATCGCCCGTGTCCACCACAATTCGGGTTTGGGCTGCATACGGCGGCATTGGTCAGGGTGTGCAGGACGCAGCGAATTACGCGACGCGGTACGACAACAAAACCAAGCTGCGCCTGTTGGTGGCAGACCTTCCGCTGATGCTCATGAACGCGATTGTGGCCATGAGCGCAACAGAGGTTTACCGGATTGCCACGTTCTTTGCGGTTGACGACCAGTACGTGACGGCTGACGTGAATAACCTGCCTGCCGACGAAGCTGCGACCGAATGGGCCACGCTCCAATCCTATCTGGAGGCGTCCAGTAATGGAGGGTGATTCCTATGTCGTGGCGATTGATGGCCTAGCAGCCACGCGCACACTGGCTGACCTTCCGGCTGCCGCCCGGCGCAATGCCGCGCGCGCGATCAACACGGCTGCACAGCGCGCGGCAGCCGAAGGCCGCAGACAGATACGCGCGCAGGTAAACTTCCCGGCGCAGTACCTCACCGGCAGTGTGAACGGCCAGCCACGGTTCGGCATCACTGAGCGCGCGACCGGCGAAAGCATGGTGTCGATGATTACCGCGCGCTGGCGTCCTACCAGTCTGGCCCGGTTCGCCACCACCAGTCGCGTCAACAAGCCCGGCGTGGGTGTCGAAATTCACCCCGGCATGATTACGATGTTGCCCAAGGCATTCCTGATCCGGCTTCGCGCTGGCATGGCGGGCACTGACTCGAAATCAAACCTTGGCCTTGCCGTGCGCCTGAAGCCGGGCCAGACGCCTGACCACACAATTCGCGCTGTGCGAATGAAGTCTGGCCTATGGCTGCTGTATGGGCCGTCTGTGTCCCAGGTGTTCAAGTCAGTGCGTGAGCAGGTTGCACCGCTCGCGGGCGAGGTTGCGGCAGCCGAATTTTCCCGTCTCTTGGAACTGAACCTACAATGACAGACACGACGCCTTTCAAGCTGCGCGCGCTCCACGCAATCACGGACGCGCTGAAAACGATCACGCCAGCCAACGGGTATGTTTATGACCTGTCCGACACAGACCGTGGCGACGGCGTTCTGATACCGCGTGTTTACCGTGGCCGGGCATGGTACGGTGACAACGACCCCATCCCCATGCTGTCCATTCTGGAAGGCGTCGATCCTGCCGACGACGTGGCTGAACCACCGTTCACGGCCCAAGGCGCGGAATATGAGTGGAAGCTGCTGGTGCAGGGCTTCGTTGATGACGACCCGGAGAACCCCACAGACCCCGCCTACGTCCTAATGGCCGACGTGCGAAAGCTGCTGGCGAGCCAGCGCAACCGCAAGGCACCCGGCACAAATACGGTTGATCCGTTCGGCCTTGGCGTGAGCGCGAAAAACAGAATCATTCAGCTTGCAGTCGGCCCCGGCGTCGTGCGGCCTGCTGATGATCTGTCATCGAAAGCCTACTTTTGGCTGTCCATGACACTGAGGGTTTTTGACGACCCAATAAACCCTTACGCATAACGCGAGACTCACGTATAACGTGATTCAACACACCTTTGGTTGAGGACATTTCATGGCTTCCAACTTTTCGAGTGACAACCAGACCCTCGGGCGCGGTGAGATTCACTTCAGTACATTCCTGACCGGCACGAAAACGCCGTCTGGTTTCCGCTACGTTGGCAACACGCCTTCGTTCGGTATTTCCATCCGCACTCAGACGCTCGATCACTATTCCAGTGACCACGGCATCAAGATCAAGGACAAGTCTGTTCCGCTTCAGACGGACTATTCCGCAACACTGACGATGGATGACATTCAGCCCGAAAACCTCGCGCTGCTGTTCCTTGGCACGTCCGAAACCGTGACGCAGGCTGCCGCAACCGCGACTGCTGAAACCATTACGTCCGTGCTGCCGGGCCTGAGTTACCAGCTTGGCCTGTCTGACGGAAACCCTGCTGGTGTCCGCAATCTGGCGAACGTGACAGCATCCATTCCTGCCGCTGCGAGTGGCGGCACAGCCACGGCGCTGACCCTCGGTACGGATTACACCGTGGATACCACGCGCGGGACAATCACGTTCCTCACGTCTTCCACGGCTGTTACCAGTGGTGCCAGCGTGGCCGTCACCTACGACGTGACCGCATACAAGGAAGACCGGGTAATTTCCGGTACGCAGTCCTTGACCGGCGCGCTGAAGTTCCTCGCGTACAACCCGCAGGGCGACCAGATTGACTACTACATGCCGTATGTCCGCATCAGCCCGACCGGCGACTTCGCGCTGAAGGCCGACACATGGCAGCAAATGTCCTTCACCACGGACATTCTGGTGCAGACCGACCGTGCGGCGATTTACGCCAACGGCGCGCCTTACGCGGCGTCCTAACAGATGGCCCTTCGGAACATTGTTGTCCCGAAGGCGGAAATTCAGGTTCACGGCGAGACTCTGTCTCTCCGTGGCCTGTCTTTCAACGACCTTCTCGGGCTGTTCTACCGGCGTAAGTCGCTGGCTATGGACACCTTTCACACGATCCTTGAAGTCACCGGCAGGGAACTGAGTACCGCCGAACAGATTGCAGTAATCGCGCGGTCTTCGCCGGAAATGATCGGGGAAGTGATTGCCCTGTCCAGCGGCTCGACACCTGCCGATGATGGATACGTGGAAGATGTTGCTGCCGCAATCAATCTTCCAATGGGCATTCAGGCCGAAGCCGTCGAGAAGATCGCCGCGCTGACGTTCACACAGGACATGCCACCGGGAAAAGTTCTGGCCCTGTTCATGAAAATGATGACGGAAAGAACAGAGGCCGAAAACGCAAACCCGTCAAGCTGACGCTTGAAACATGGCTGTGGGGTATCCGCCGCAAGGTCAACCTGCTCATGAGCGCAGGCCATCCCGAAGCAGGCGATTATCCCCTTGGCCGGTTACAGGATGAAGCGTTTTTCGTTGCTGAACGACAGAGGCAGGAAGCGGCAACTTCGGCAGTCCTGCTCCACGCGGCTGCCGCAGCAGTGCTGTCAAAGGATGGACACCAACACTTCAAGAAGACTCTCGCAAGTTTAGAGAGCGAGGATTAAAATGGTACAGACAGACGTTTCACTGGTTATTGGCGGCAAATACAATGCCGATGCCGCAATCCGCGCCGCAGAAGATGGCCTGAAACGTCTGCTGTCCGTACAGGACGGTACCGCGAACAGCGGGAAAGGTCTGAACCAGCAGTTCGCTGACCTCAGTTCCGTTCTGGCAAGTGTGGATAAATCCTACACGTCCCTGAGCAACACGTTTACAGCAGCATCCACAAAGACTTCGCAGACCGAAGCGAACATTCAATCCCTTGCCGATAAACTCGGTCAGTTACGCCAGCAGTCCGAAGCAGCAGGCCAGTACGTCCGCGAAGCCCTTTCGATGGGTCCGGTGCCGTCCACTGTCCAGAAGACCGTGGATGCAGCACAGCAGGCGCAGCAACGCCTTCGCACGGAAATCACGCGCACGAATGCAGACCTTGAACGTCAGAGCGGTGCATACGAACGCCAGGCAACACAGCTTCAGCGTCTCGGTTCCTACCTGAACGCAATGGATTCGGCGCAGAAAAACGTCACACAATCCATTCAGCAAACCACTGAGGCCATAAACCAGCAGACGGCAGCCGAGAATGCAGCCGCCGAAGCGCAAGCTGCCACCCAAGCGCGCGCCGCCCGCGTTCAGTCCTTGGGTGGCAATGGCGTTTCCCGCGCACCTTCACCAGCGGAACCGGAATTAGCGCAGGCGTACCAGAGACCTGTTGCGAACCCTTACATGGTCGATGATGCGCGCAGGGAACAGGAACAGCAAAACCGTAAGGCTGCCCAAGCCGAATTAAACGAATTCTACCGCGAGCAGGAACAGGCGTCACAGGCTGCCGCCGCGCAGGCCGAACGCGAGGCTGCCGCGATCCAGCGCCTTCGTGACCAGATAAACCCGCTCGCGGCTGCAACCCGGCAGTTCAACCAGCAGAAGCAGCAGCTTGAATTCATGCGTGAACGCCTGTCTGCCGAGGAATACGCATCTGCACTGAAGATGCTCGACACGCAGATGGAAGAAACCACGCGCCGTATCAACGGTATGCAGGGTTTGGACAGCGCGGGTCGCCCGAACTTCATGGGCCTGAAACCCTATCAGGTGCAGAACCTTGGGTATCAGATCAACGACGTTCTGACACAGCTTGGTTCCGGCACGTCTCTGTCACAGACGCTCGCGCAGCAGGGCGGTCAGATACTTCAGATTTTCGATGGTGTCGCCGGTAAGGTGAACACGGTTCTGGTCACGATAGCCAAATATCCCGGCGCGTTCGCGGCAGCAGCAGCAGGTGCCGCAGCACTGGCATACGCCCTCGACCAGATGTACCAGAACAGCAAGCTGATGGCCGACGCGCGCGGTGTGACTGCTGGCCTCGGTGGTGGTGCAAACTATGACCCGGAATGGATTGTCACCGAACAGGACGCCATTCGCAAGCTAGGCGTGGATGCGAAAGACGCTCAGGCAGCCCTTCAGTCGCTCATGGTTGACGGCATGCGTTCGTCCGACATTTCACGCATCACTGAAGCCGCTGCTGACATGACCAAGGCGTTCGGCGGCGACTTCAAGACTGCTGTGCAAGACCTCGGTAAAGCCTTCAATGGCACGACTGAGGACATGGACAATTTCATCGCCAAGCACGGCGCGCTTATCTCCGCACAGGACAGGCAGAGAATGTCCGATGCAGAGGGTAACGGCGATCAGGCTGGCGCACAGGACATATTTCAGAATAGCGTTATCCGTAACGCCCACAATGCCGCAAACGCGCACGACGATACGCGGCTGCGGCAGATCGGCAGCTTCCTGACCAGAACCCGTGTTGACGTAGGCGCGTGGTCAGCCGGTCGTGACCCATACGAGGCCAATGAGCGTCAGAGCAACCTTGAACGGAATAACAACGACCGCCGCGATATTGCAGCACAGCGCATCACGCAGGATGCACAGGACAAGCACAACCAGACGCTTGAAAAACTGAACCAGCTTCCGCAGCAGGTGGCAGAACAGGTTGTGCGCGACCGCGCGCGCGATGCTGCCGTGCATGATATTCAATCGAACCCGCTGACTGCCGGTAACGTCAATTCGGACGCTGCGCGGTATGCGATTCAGCAGCGCCAGCAGGACGCGATTGCCGAGTACCGCCAGCAGCAGGAACAGCACCAGCATTCGCAGGACGAACAGGCTATCAGGCAGTTCACCGCGATTGTGCCGCTTCTCGAAGCCAGCGGGCGCAGAGGTGCGACGAACCCGGCGTCCAGTGCATCCGGTGTGGGCCAGTTTACGGATGCCACATGGCGGGACGTTCTGCGTCGCCATGTGCCTGAGACAATGGGTATGTCCGATACCCAACTGGACGCACAACGCTCTAACGATCAGGTCGTCACGCGCGCCATCGCCGCATACACGCAGGAAATTGCCGCCGCCCTACGCGCAGCCGGGCAGCAGATAAACGCGCGCAACCTGTATGCGGGCTACCACTTCGGCCCGACAGGCGGTGTAAACTTGGTCCGTAACCCGGGCGCACCGTTGGATCAAACCATCGGACGGCAGGCGATACAATCCAACACGGCCATCACGCACAACACAGATGGTAGCCAGCGCAGCGGCCAGCAACTTCTGGATGAACTGTCACGGCGTACCACGCAATACAATGGTGCTGACGCGGGTCTATATCGTTCCTTGCAGGCAGTAGAGGCGCGGCAGCAGGCATCCGACCGTTCCATTGACAGCACCGTACAGCGCGCACTAACCCTTGGCCGCAGGTCACTGACTGACGCGCAGGCAGGTGAGCCGCAGGACGGTACAGCGCGCCTTGACGCTGAGGTGCGCCAGCGCGGCACGGATGCTGTTGAACGTCTGCGCGAGCAGATCGAACAGTTGAACCGTAACATTCAGGCCCAAGGAGGTCGGCCACGGCAGGTGCAGCAGTCAGCATTTGACCAGATACGCGCTTACGCGGAATCCGCAGAGCGCGCGCGGCAGGGCAGCCAGCGCTCTGACATTCAGTGGATGCAGCCTGTCCGTGAAGGTGTCGAACTTCAGCGCGCAATGATCCAGCGCCGCAGCGACGCACGAGACACGGGTGACATACGTACTGACGCGATGATCGACGCACAGTTACCGCAGATCACAGCCAACATTCTGCGAAGCATCGACAACGCGATTGCCCACTACACATCCCTTCGGAACAACCCGGCAGCCATGCAGGCGGAAGGTCAGACGAACGACTCTATCGACCGCAATGTAAGCCAGCTTCAGGGCAACCGCAGAGCCGTCAGGCAGGCGGGCGATGAAACAAAGCAAATGTCCGACAGCATGAAAAATGCGTTCTCGGACGACACCGTATCTGCTGCCAGGCAGTTCTTCAGCGAACTGCGCGAAGGTCAGGGTGTGATGACCTCACTGAAGGATTCGTTCGCGCAGTTCGCGGCAAGTTTCCTCGAACAGATGGGCGAAATGATCCTGAAAGCCGTCATGCTCAAAGCGGTTAGCATGGCTGTGGGCGCAATCGGTGGCAGCGGTGTAGGTTCGGCATTTTCGAGCATTATGGGTGCTGCCGTGAACCACACAGGCGGTGTTGTGGGCCTATACGGCGGTTCGACGCGGAGCATTTCACCCTTAGTGTTTGCAGGCGCGCAACGGTTCCACACAGGCGGTTTTCCAGGACTCCAACCTGACGAAATACCAACAATTCTCCAGCGTGGTGAAGAAGTCATCACGCGCAGTGACCCGCGTCATGCCCTGAATGGTGGTGCATCAGGTTCCGCAGGCCCAGTGAACGTGCATGTTATCAATTCTGTCGACCACACACATGCACTTAGGTCAGCACTCGCAACTCCTGCAGGTGGGAAAGTGCTGCTAAATCACATAAACAATAACCGTTCATCATATAAAAGCATCTTGGGGTAAGGGTATGGCGACCATAAAAGGCACAGCCAGCAGTCCTTCGGACTATATGGCAAAACTGATATCGTTTTTAACAACCAATTCAGACCTTAACACTGCCAATGCGCTTTGGGCGCAGGTATGGTCGGCCAGTGCTACTGAGGTTGTTCTAAAAGGTCCTGGCTCGAACATTGGCGATGCAATTTACGTTGGTCTGAAACTCATTAACTCCACTGGAACACCGGGTGGATACGCACTGGCTGTATATGGCATGACAGGCATCGTCAGCAGTGCTACAGGAATTTCAGGGCATGCAAACGTGTCGCCTGCTGTGTGGATGTACCTCGACAACAGCACGATGAATTACTGGATTACGGCAAGTAGCAGGCGGTTCATGTCTGTGGTGCAAATATCCACAGTCTTTGAATCCATGTATGCAGGATGGTTCCTTCCCTACTGTGACCCGACCTATTATGCTGCACCGCTTGTGATTGGCGGTTCCAGCCAATCCACCGCGTCTAGTCCGCAGACTTACCGGAATCAAAACGCGGACCACACCAGTTTTATCAACCCGTATTGGACGCAGCCTAATCAAAACGTCAGCAACATGCAGGTTCTTTTGCCGTCTGGTTCATGGGCAAGCGGGATCGGCATAAATTCCAACAGTCCTTCGGCAACGAATGTGGGCGTCGGGCCGAACACTTACTACGCCAGCACCGTAGACTCGAATTTCGGTGTGACACAAGGTGCAGGGACGATCAATGACAACCCAATAAATGTTTTTGGTTACGCGAACTTCCTGCCGCGCCTCGTTCCGTTTTACAACGGCACTGTGTCCCTGCAAGACGTAACGCTTACGCTGTCCACTGGTGGAACATTAGGCGTTCTCGACGGAATCAAACGCATCAGCGGCCAATCGGCAGCCGCAGCAGATACGGTGACTGTGGGCGACCTGACTTACGTTGTAGCGCAGAACGCCTACCGTACCGATGGTGGTTCATTCTTTGCGATGGAGACCAACTGATATGGCTTACAGCACAAAAGCCGTTGCTGCTATCACCGACATTCCAGCCCTTGTGGCAACCTTTGCCGCCGCTAATGGGTGGACGGTCAATACCACCGCGCTGACATTCCAGTACGGGTCGGGCCTGACGTTCACGTTGTCGGCTACGGTGGTTGACACCTATACGCACAAACTGATGTGGACCGGGCCGACACTCGCAACATCGACAGCCCTGCTGTACTCACCTGTAATTGCATCCGCAGACGGTATGACAGCAACCGTTTCCGCCCCGCAGGCAATCCATATGTTCGCGGGCACCTCCCCTAAACCGTATCTGGCCGTTGCGGTCCAGTACGGAACCAACCTGTTTCGGCATCTGTACCTTGGGTATCTTGATACTGCTGGCACATACACTACCGGGGACAGCACGGGCGGCGAAATAATCAGCGCGGCATCGCCAATGCTTAAAACATCCCAATACCAGAGCACCGGCGTGCGCAATTACTATAATTCCTACCTTTTCGGCTTCCAGCTTTACGTAGGCAATGGCGGTGTGCCAGGGGGAGTTTACGTTCCGCATGCGTCTAATCCTAATCCTTGGCGCACGTTCCTTGTAAACTCGGCAGCGAACAATTTTTTACCTATGGGCACCTTCCTAGGCACAGAGGCTTTGGGCGGTTTTAGCAATGACGTATCTGATGGGCTGCTGGTGCAAGCGTACGCTGATTTCGCGTCTGCGAGCCTGCTGGTGCCCATGCCCATCTTCATCACAGACGCGAACAAGAACTTCATGTATGCAGGGACTCCGTCAGGCGTCCGCATGGTCAACATGCGAAGTTTGGACCCGTTGCAGACATTGACCGTTGCGGACACGACATGGATGGTCTTTCCTGCATGGCGGCGCGACACGGCCACATCGTACAATGGTACAAACGCAGGCTACCCGCTGAATGAAACGTCCTACTTCGTAGGCTATGCGTACCCGACCACATGAGCGAGGTAACTGGCACCACACTGCCCGGCCTGACGTATGCAGTGAACACGCTGCTTACGTCGCCTTCGACCATGCGTTCCCAACTTGTGCAGACTGGCGCGCAGCTTGGAGAGGATGTTGACGCAACGCGCACTGTCGATCAGCCTACGCCACTGAACACGAACGCCCTTACTGGCAATCTGATCCAGTCCTTTTTCGAGGACTTTTACAACAAGATATGGCTTACGCCCTACCTGATTCAGTTTGGGGAAATTACCAGCGAAAGCACACCTCGGTCTGTGGAAGCTGTGATCTTTAACACCTATGTCGAGCGATCCGTTAAAATCGACACCCTGACTTTACCAACTGACGCAGGTCTCACCATCAACGGTCTCACGCAAGGCGACACGTTGCGCCCGATAGAACGGTTGGTGTTCTCGATCATTGCCAGCCCTACAGGAATTGCCACACTTTCAGGCTATATGAATGTCGGCGCGTCCGCGATCAATTACACCAAACTCGTGCCTATCGCGGGCACTCGGTTCTCAGCGTTCCTGCTTCCCATTTCGGCTAATTGGGAGGACACCGTAAACGTGACCCTTTCGTATCAAACTGATATTATAACCTCCCGTGATGGTACTGAGCAACGCCGCGCCTTGCGCCAGACACCTCGCAGGACACTGGCCTTCACCGCACTTGTTGTGGGTGACAACTGTCTGAAGATGAAAAGCATCCTTCGCAGGAAAGCAGTGTCTCAGCTATACGTGGCAGACCCCACGCGCACGGTAATGCTTGATGAAGGACTCCCCACTGGTTCGGAAACCGTGTCACTGGAGGCTATTCCCCGTTGGGCAACCCAAGGTGCGTATCTGGTATTTGCCTGTGATGAACAGTTTGAACTGCGTAAGATCGACAGCTTATCCGGGAACACGATTCAATTTGCAGCCGCGACAAACTTTGCTTGGCAGCCAGGTACGCGCATGAGCGTTGGCCTGTTAGGCCGCTTGTCTGATGGCCCGCAGTTGCAGAACCTTACAACAACCGTATCCGTTATCCCGGTATCGTTCATCTGTGATCCTGCGAGTGACCCGGATTACACCGTGGGCGAAGCCGGTACGCTTACCGATGGACGGGAAGTGTTGCCGTTCACGCCACAGTGGGGAATGCCGGTCAGTGACAGCATTTCGTGGAAGCGAGAGGCCATTGATAACCAGTTTGGCCTGACAGACTATTATGCTCCGGCCCTGTTCGGCATGGACGTGCGACAGGCGGCGTTCCTACTGAACGGAAATGCCCAGGACATGATCGACTTCTTTTGCCGGATGCGCGGGGAAGCTGGCGAGTTTTTCGCATCGTCATTTGTCTCTGACCTGACGGTGAGCAGTGCAACAGTGCTTACGAGTACCAATTTTATCGTTATCAACAATGAAATTGGTGAATTGTACAACGATGACACGTTGGGCCTGATCGAAATTAAAATGGACAACGGCGACATTGTTTACAGAAACGTGCTCCTGTTTACCGCAAACACCGACGGCACTGTTACGTTCCAGCTTGATAACCCGGTTTCAGGGACTACAATTTACACCATTTCGCAGATAATTCGTGTCAGTTGGCTGATGCTTTCGCGGTTCATGAGTGACGACATTACGATCACGTATTTAACCGACAGCGTTGCAACGGTTAATACGAATATCGCATCCCGGCCTTATCAGGCGGCGCAGACCGTCACCATAACCGATGGCCTTAGCTGAAGGAACGCGCAATGAGTTTTGCGAGCATTGAAGAAAGCCGTAATTTGGGTTTGCCGATCCACCTGTATAAGTTCACGATTGGCACAACCAGTTACACCTATACGGACTGCGATCTTGAGGACGTGACCTTCAATGGCGATGTGTACGTGCGCTATCCTATTGACCGCGATTCCATCGTTCAGTCAGGCACACTCGACAACCAGACAATAGCGATAACGCTACCGATCACGGTTGGTTTTAGTGACCTGTTCCTTGCGTCCGCGCCAACACTGCCGGTAGCAGCCCAAATTTTCGTTGGTCATGAAAATGACCCCGACAAGCAGTTCATTTCGATATTTGTTGGTCGCGTGGTTGCGGTGAACCGGCAGGATCACATGCTGAAGATCATGTGTGAAACCGCTATCACCAACATGAAAAAAATGTCTCTGCGCCGGTACTGGCAGGTTACGTGCTGTTATGCGCTATACGACAGCCAGTGTATGGTGGACAAAAGCAAGTTCACCACAACCGCAACTATCGTTACCGCGTCGTCCAACGGTGTCACGCTCAATGACAACTGGAACGGCAGCTATGATTCGTCCGTTTATCAGGGCGGTGTTCTGTGGTTTGCTGAAGAAACACGGTCGATCTTGCAGGTACTCGGCTCGCGTCTGATTCTGTCCGACACCAATTCCTCTATTCCAGTTGGACAGGTTGTGAACATTGCACCTGGCTGCGCTAAAACATTGGCAATATGCAACTCGATGTTTAACAATGGCCCTAATTTTGGGGGCCAGCCGTGGATTCCTTTGGAAAACCCGGCGGCAAGCACGAGTTACTATTACTGATGAAACTGATCGACCGATATAAAGAACGCGCGCAACTCGGTGAATATGAAATCGCGGGCATGCGCGCGCTGAACGAGCAAAACTCCGAAAAGTCACTGCGCGTGGCTATGGACAATGTTCTTCAGGCCCGGACTCACGTTATGCGTGAGAACCGACCGCGTGGCACACTTACGCGCCCGGTGTTTATAATCGGCATGCCGCGCTCAGGTGGTTCGTTTCTACAGAACGCACTTGCTCAGATTGACGGCATTCGGGTGCCTGAGACGTGGGAGGCGCGCTATCAGGCACCTCCACGGCATGCAAACCCGATGGACGACATACGGCGCATCAGGACGGCCCGTGAGGCAGCCCACAACGCCATAAGCGCAAAAGTCGGTGCCATGTTGGTAGGTGGCCGCTCACCGCTTTCTGGCGCATCTGACAGCGAAATAATGACAAACACCTTCTGGTCGCCGGTATGGGGAACGATGTTCAACTGGCAGACCTATTTCAGCAGGTGGCTGGAGCAGGACATGCGGCCAGCGCTCCGTTACCATCGCAGGCTTCTGGAGGAATGGGATTATTACCGGCCCGGCAGCCGAATGGTCCTGCGTGACAACTGGCACCAGTTCCATATGGACGATCTAAGGGAGGTTTACCCTGATGCGACGTTCATTCAGATGGTCCGCGACCCTGAAACCTGCATCAGAAAATTCTATGCCACCATGCGCGTCATAAATCCTTCGTGCGGGACATTGGACGATTTTCGGCAGGTTTGGAATTACGACCATTCCGCTGACATTGACGCGCATATCACCGTGGCAACGGACAGCCTTAGCACCGATCCCATTGAAACCGTGATGTTTGTCTGCGACAGCCTCGGCATCACGGTTTCACCACACTCAGAAAACCGGCTTGCAACTTGGCTGGAAGGTCTGTTCCGCGCAAGGAGTCCGCTATGCCCATCGCAATGATTATCATGGTTGTAATTGCCGTGGCTATGATGGCAGCATCCCTGCTGTTGATGCCTAAACCGCCATCAACGTCAGCGTCGGCGGCGTCTGGTCCAACCGCTCAGTCAGGCATGCCCATGCCCGTGATAGCCGGGTCCGTGATCGTCAAGTCGCCCAACTGCCTCGGTTGGTGGGACAACCAGATAAACCGCTTCAAAGAGAAGGTCTGACGATGCGCGTGACGATGGCTGAAATATCGGCTGTGAAACCCGAATACTGCCCATCAGGAATACGGCGGTGGTTTTATCTGTGTGGTTTTTCTCATGAGGAATTTCGCAACTTCATGAAACATGGAATCGATGCTGCTGAATTTGTTGCGCGCACTGACTGGCGCGGCGCTGATGTGGTCGAGAGGATGAAGCAACGTGGGTAAGAGTGGGAAAGTTGTTGTAAACAACTACCATATGTCTCAGCATTGGGGTGTTTGTCAGGCTGTCGATACCTTTGAGGCAGTTTTCTATGGCGAAAAATCCATGTGGGAAGGCTCGACCACTAATAATACTGTGTATGTCCAGAATGACAACCTGTTTGGCGGAGACGGTAAGGAAGGCGGCATAAGAGGCTATATCGACTTCCTTTGCGGGGGTTCAGATCAAGTAATAACTCCTGAATTATCTGGAAAGTATGGTCTGACCCCTGCAACTGCACCATCCTATCGCGGAATTGCATCGGCATTCTTCCACGATGCGGACGGTTTTGCAGGTTTCAAATGGGGGGCGAATAATCCATATCTGAGAGATTTGTGGTTCAGACTGTATCGCCTGCCTAAAACCCCGCTGGATCAGACATACGCGATTATCAGTTCCTCCAAGGAAGTGACCGTTAACGGTGCGACTGTGACCGTGAACGGTGTATCGGAAGTGTTGGTGCAAAGCGTCTATACTCAGGTAGGTGGTAGCCGTTGTAAAATTGATGGCACAACTCTGACCATTGACGGTACAGAAATCAACGTCGATGCAGAGAACAATGAAATTACAGTTGGTGGTATTTCAGAGCCTATCTATTCCGGCCTAGACCCATCTTCCCCGTCGTACCAGAAAAAATTGAAAGACCTTATTGAAGGTGTACCAAGCGGAACGCCTGCTGTCGGCATTCAGGTCAATGGCGTTATCATTTCCATCCACTACGTCTTTCACGGTTGGTATAACAACGATGCCACCTATTACTGGTTGTCTAACTATACAGCACGCTTTGCAGGTAAAGGGCAGGTCAACCCCGTCCACTTCATATTTGAAGCCATGACCGACCAGGTATGGGGGATGGGCGAACCCGTTGCCAATTTCGACATGGATAAGTGGAACGCGGCGTCCCAAACCGTGTATGAAGAAGGTTACGGCATCGCGTACAAATGGGATCAACAGCAGTCCATTGAAGATATGATCGGCAACATCCTTGCCCACATTGAAGGGATTGTTGCGGTTCGTCCAAGCACCGGCCTGATTGAAATTCGACTCATTCGCGGGGATTACGACACCACCTCGTTGCCGGTTCTGGATAGGAGCAACTTTACGCTCACCGACTTCTCACGGAAGCTGTACACGGAGACCACGAACGAAGTGGTAGTGCAGTACACGAATGACCAGAATGAGGACAGCGACTCAGTCAGTTTGCAAAATTCTGCCAACATTTCCATTCAGGGCAATATAGTTTCCACAACGAAAACGTACACTGCGTTCCGGTCAGCCACGGTAGCCATGAAAGCAGCGCAGCGCGATCTTCGGACGGTGAGCGCGCCATTTGCCACGCTAGAGGGTGACACCGATCGAACGATGTGGGACCTGGTGCCGGGCGATGTAGTGATGCTGAATTATCCGGAACCAGGTTATGAAATGGATGGCCTTATCTGTCGTGTGTTGAAGGTGGACGGTGGCAAAAACGGCAGCCCGCAGATACACATAAATCTGACCGAAGACGTGTTTTCACTTCCGGTCACAGCGTTTTCCAGCAGCCCATCAACCAGTTGGACGAATCCGACGGCAGCACCTACACCGGTCAGCGATGTCAAAGTGATAACACCGCCGCGCTGGTTGATTGATGAAAGCGGTGAGGTCGTGTCGGATGCCTACGAATACCCACAGGTTTGTTCGATTATCCTGACCGCGACCGACAACACCAGCATTACGCAGGTCAACCTGAACGGCACAACTACCGACGTGACAGGCGCAACCTCGACAGGCTACGTCACCAATGTAGCACCTGTTGGCATAACTACCCTCGGCAGCGCACTGGTCCGCGAAAGCAGCACTACCGGAGCAGTGTTCGGCGCGATCACAGGTAGCATGGCCGCTGCCACGGGTGTTTTGCTGCTGATCGGAAGCACTGGCGAAACGGCTGACGAATTTGCACTCATAACCGGCTCGACTGCCGGGGGTTGGTCATTAGCGCGCGGTCTGTTTGACACGGTTCCGCGCGCTTGGCCGGAAGGCACGACTGTCTGGATGCTGACGACAGACAGCCTTGTGTTCGACCTGTCCGAACGCGGCGCAGGATCACTGGTCGATTACAAGCTGACGACACTGACGGCTAAAGGTGAGTTGGCGATTGCCGATGCCACTGACGTAAAATACACACTGACCGACCGGCCATACCTGCCGCTGCGTCCCGCCAATGTGCTCGTGGCCGGTAGCACACTGGACACCGTGCAGATTGCGTCTGGCGCATCCTTCGACGTGACATGGGCGCGACGCAACAGGACGACTGAATCACCTGTTGCGACACTGTGGACTGATGGCGATATGGCACCGGAAACGGACCAGACAACCACGGTTGAATTGCTGGACTCTAGCGGCAACGTGCTGAAAACCTACTCGGGCCTGACTGGAACGAGCCAGACAGTGCAGCTTTCTGACTTCGGGGATAACGGACAGGGTGTTGTTCGCGTCCTCTCAGAACGTGACGGTTTCACATCGCTTATGTCCTATGACGTGACTGTGATTCTGCCGGGTGGATATGGTAAAAGCTATGGCAATAACTACGGGAACTAACACATGACCACAACAAGCAGAGCGTTACCGGGTCTTGGTATCACTGGCGGCTGGACCGCTGGTGAAGATGGATGGGCTGACGGCGTAAACGCCAACTGGCTTGCGATTTCGGTTTTCACGCAGGCGCGCGCCCTCGATATTGTCGATGCTGTGCCCGCGTCCCCGGCGCAGGGTGATGTTTACCTGCTTTCGGCATCCGCGACAGCGAACGCCAATTCCATTGCTGCATACGATAACGCTGCATGGTCCTACTTTACCGCGCAGGCTGGTTTCCAGTTTTACGTGGCGTCCAAGAGTGCTTTTTATAAGTTCGACGGCAGCGCGTGGACGGTGATTTCTTCGGGTGGTGGAAGCGGGAGCGATTACACACTGCCTGCCGCAACAGCCAGTACACTCGGCGGCGTGAAAGTAGGCACAGGTCTCACGGTGGACAAGACCGGCGTATTGTCTTGGTCGGCGTCCATGACAGGCTATCTGTCACCCTACGTGTTTTCGATACCGACTGATACAGACCGTTCGCAGTCTACCAGTAGCTACAATCTGAAGGGCGTCGTTCTCACTGTAGGTGCAGAGGACTACACCGTGAAAGGTGTGGGACTCCTGCTCGACCTGATAGCGAACCATACATACAAGCTGGCTATTACGACACTGAACACCGACCACAGTGTTAATACCATTGTCGCAACGGCAGAATACACGGCAAGTGCTGCTGCTACGGCTGCCGAAGTCATGTTTGTATTCAGCAGTGTTGTCGTTCTTTCTGCCGGTACTGAGTATGCGTTTCTGGTGTGCGATACGTCACAGACTTCTGGAACTGCTGCCATTGGCATATATGGGTCGAACATCGGCGCCACGACCATGACGTATTTCGGGCTGTCTGTTACGTCGCCATGGCGCGCAGCCGCGACCGAAATACGTCATGGTCTCGCAATGGACACATCAAACTCGTGGGGGGAAGGCGCATATTTCATCGGGGTGATGGGTGCCCCCAACTCCATTCTTAACAGCAGTGTTGATACAACGGCCATTGCGAATGCTGTATCGGCTGAAGCGGTGCTACGAGAAGCTGCTGATGCTACGAAAGTGAACAAAGCAGGCGATATAATGTCATCAGCGCTGTTACTGGCTAACCCTAATCCGGCCAGCACTCCAGGGCAAACAAACTATGGACCTGCCGTAGTTTCCCAGGCCGACGCGACCACAAGGTTCCAACTATACGCCCAAGAAACCAACGGAGTTAGCGCGTCTGGTGTTCTGTTTTTAACGAGTGCTGGGAATACATTTTATTGGAATTTCACTACAGGAAGCCGAATTGTTAGTGCCGCAGGGACTACGGCGCTTACGTCCGAACTGACCACCGCTGGCGTAATCTCAGGCGGAACGTACACCAAGACGCCTATGAATGACGGAACCGGGCGCAGTGTTCTACGACAGACGTTTCAGTTTAAAGTCACACCTGACAGCAGCGGCAATGTGATAGCCTCTTTCCCAATAACATTCGCTTCTGTACCGAATGTTATTGGGTTGGGAAGCATTGATCTGTCATCAGGGGCTGCCGCTAGTATCGTGGTTGGTCTGAACTCGGCAAAAACATCTCTAGGTACGACAACAAGCAGTGTGCCACTCCGTTGCATCAACGGCAGTGCAAACTCCACAAATCCATTCTTAGTGACCATAACTGTTGAAGGCATCGTATCGTGACAACAGACACAACGACTGCAGACATCCCGACACTGACAATCACAGAGACGCCAGTATGGTGGAAAGCCGACTATCCGGCGCAGTATTATGCGTTCCCATCCTCGACCATGCTTGGCGCATACCCAGTTGCGGGACTTGTTGACCTTAACGTGTATTCCTCACAACCAAGCTGGCTCACGTCCATTACTCAGGTAATTGCACTGACTCAGGACGAATGGTTGTCGCTCGCCCCGGGTAATCTTATCATCAAGGAGGGTAAGGTCGCGGCCTACACTGAACCTACAATCACAACGTCATAATTTCACCTTGACACTCACGCGCCACGTGAGTTCTCTGCGTGTATGACGGATATTGATTGGGAACTGGCACAGTCCAGACTCGGCGTAATGGAAGACGGCATACCGGGCGTTGAGACGTTCGGTATGCTGATCTCCAAAATTGCGAAAAATAGCACGGACGTTGCTTTGTTCTTCGCTGAAGCATCCGACCGCTATCAGCTCACCACCGTTGAACGGCTGTGCGAGTTCATCGCGCAGACCGTGGTTGAAACGGGCGGGTATCGTCTGTGGTCGGAAAACCTCGATTACACTGCCGAACAGATATTCGCTGTGTGGCCCACACGCTTCCCCACGCTCGCCACAGCAGAACCATACGCACATAACCCCCAGGCACTCGCAAACCGCGTGTACAACAATCGTATGGGCAATACGGGGGTGAATGACGGCTGGCTGTATCGCGGTCGTGGCGCAATCCAGATTACCGGGCGCGGTAACTATCGACTGTACGGCAACCGTTTGGGCCTCGATCTGATCGGGAGCCCTGACGCCGTGGCAAAGCCAAACCTCGGGCTGCATGTGGCTGGTGAGTTCTGGACCGTGAACTGCGTGAACTGCGCGATCGACGCTGGCAACTTCACACAGGCACGTCGGATCGTGAACGGCGGCATCACAGGGCTTATGTCCGTGCAGCAGCGCCGCCAAAGGCTGATGGAATTTTTCATCTGATGTGGTCGCGCCTGCTGTCCGTCATGGCGATTGTCACGCTATTGGGCGTTGACCTGCACCTGCGTCATGAGATTGACGCGACACAGGCAAACCTGAAGAACGTGCAGACGGTCTTAACTGACCAGTCCAATACCATTCTGGCAGTGAGCCGCGACAGTCAGGCGCGGTTGCAGCGCACGTCCGACCAACTGGCTGAACTGCGTCCGTTCCTTCGGACCCGCGATGAAGTCGCGCACCAGTTCATCACCATGCGACCGACTGGCACAACAGAATGTGCGCGTGTTCAGTCCGTGGATGACCAATTCACCAATGCTCTAAGGAAATCTCAGTGAAACACGCATGCCTGATTGGCCTGTGCGCGCTGGTAGGGTGCGCGTCATCTTCTGGCGAGCGTACCGCGCTCATGCCGGTCAGCGCGTCCTGTGTGCCTGTCCGGCTGCCGCGCGAACCTGAGTATCCCGACACCACTGAATCACTGCTTGCCGCAGATGGGGCCGATGAACGCTATCGGCTTCTGATTGCCGGGCGTGAGTTACGCCGTGCGCGACTGCGCCAACTTGAACCCGTAATTGAAGGGTGCCGGTAATGAGTGACCACGGCTATCTATTTGTGCGACTTGGAGACATTATTTCAGTGACAGCAATGATCGGCAGTGTGTTTCACCAGTTACCCGATATTGCTGCCATGTTCACTATCGTTTGGACTTCTATTAGGATTTATGAAACTGATACGGTAAAGAAGTGGCGAAATAGAGACTGATATGCTAACAGGATGCCTCTGCTTATAGACATTTGGGGCATAAAAGTGAATATCTTAAACAGATTGTCTTTTACTTCCTTATTAGTGGCATTATCCGGTTGTGCCACCATTATAGAACCACCAAAGCAAACTATTTCTATAAATTCTGACCCTCCTGGCGTATCGTGCGATGTAACAAGAGAGGGTAAATCTGTTGCTAACTTAGTTACACCGGGCATATTTACTGTAGAAAAAAGTCGAAGCAACCTTATTATACGCTGTCAAAAATATGGTTTTACATCAATAACAGGTGTTGATAAAAGCCATAACAAAGGTTGGATATTTGGTAACATTGTGTTCGGCGGCTTAGTTGGCACTATCGTTGATCTATCAACGTCAGCAGACGATGTTTACGGTGAGACAATAAAAATAAAACTCAAGAAACTGCAAGATAGCAATGAAAATATAAACGACGGTGAAAAAGATATATTCGTTAAAACTGAAAAAGAAAAATCAAGAGAAGAATTTTCTGAAAAATAATGTATATGTGCGGAATAAATAATTTTTTCCGCACATATCAAAAATTATTTCTGTATAATATATTCGGCTATATGCCATAAAAAACTATTTTTTACATCAGGATTATTTATGGAATGATATTCCTTTGCAATAATACCTGGGAACTGTGTACGCTTCATTTCTCGCACAGCTTCTTCTGCTTTCAACTTTCCATCTGCAAAGTTTTCTTTATACGATGCCAAATTAACCTCCTACTCAAACAGTTCGTACCCGGCAAAACGAGCATTAATTTCCGCTGCGTATTGGTCATCAGCTTCAATAAGAATTGCATTGAAGCCTTCTAACTGGGCAGCGATACCAGTAGTTCCCGTTCCCGCGAACATATCAAGAACACATCCGCCAGGCGGTGTCACGAGTTTAATTAACCATCGTAGCAAACCAATAGGTTTGACGGTTGGATGCATGATGCCAGCGCGATCAAATTTTCCAGCTTTAGCGTGGTAAAAAATGGGAAAAAACCTAGACGCTGAACCTTCATCACCAAACCCCGCCATCTGTGTGCCGGGCTTTCGGGATTCCTTGCCGTAACATGCCCCATTGTTCACAGCAGAACGCATGATACCAGGCATACCGCTTTTCGTATTTGGGAATTGTCCCAGAACTTCACTACAGCCTTCCAATACGAGGTTGGCGGGATAGCGCCCGCTTTCATTTCTACATCCGGACAGGTTCATGGCACCGACGCCATGCCTCACGATATTTTCCGCACCGTTTTTCTCGGAAAACGGTTTCTGAGCCACGTAAATTGGTTCGACTGCCGGTTTTAGCGCCTGCGCGCCATACCCCCATCCTGCCCAATCCTCGGCGGTCTGCGCGTGGCCTGCGCGCACCAGCGCCTTATCAGCGGGATGTGCCTTCGGCATTCCTTGGCCGTATACCCACACGATCATCGGATGCATTATAAATCCTGCGTCTTCCATAGCTGCCGCCTGACGGTGGCCTGTACGTGCAGAACTGAATGCGAGACAGAATGCCCCAGGCTTCATCACATCAAGGACAAGCCCCCAAAACACGCTATCACGCTCAATGCCTGTACCGTCCCACTCTTTGCCCATAAAACCCTTAGATGCGCGCGCGAATGCACCATCTGAACCAAACTTGGCCGGTGCTGCATTCGACTTACCAAAGCGTTTAATGATGGACAGCAAGCCGTATGGTGGATCAGTGACCACGGAATCAACCTGCACATCATTAAGCACCATATCCAGCAGAACATCACGACAGTCACCGTGATGAAAGTCCACAGTCATTCAAACAATCCCCCTGATGGCCGTTCCAACTCCTTCAATTTGGACCGTAACGCATGCTCCAAACCCTCCACTGGCTCATTAACATGGATCACGTACCAAGAATTTTCAGGACCAGACCTTACGTTTACCTGATAGCCGTTATCCACCGGCCAGATATTGACCTGAAGCCGGTGGCGTGATGCACGGCGCAAGAGGTTCCCTAGTGCCGCTGACATGGAACACATACCGAGTGCGCGGCGATACACGTCCAACAGGGTTTCCTGTTCTTCAACCTCGGCAGGTTCCTGCTTGCGGATGCGGATGATCTGCTTGATGACCTTTACATCGAAACCGCCTGACTTCGCTTCAACCCAAATGTCGCGTATGTCACCGGCAATGGCCTTACGTTCTTCCTCCAGTCGCTCGACCCGCTCGATGATGCACCGCAGCCGGTCAGATGCAACGCCACCAACGGACGTGTTTTCGTTTTCAGGAAAGTGGTCGCTGTTGTCGCCCATTTCAGCCATTGTTCGTTTCTCGACGCCTTGTGCGTTCGATGGTCAGGATTGGCGTTACCTTCTGCCGCAGGTCTTCGACCGTTCCATCATTCACGATGGTATAGTCAGCAGAAATCAGATCGACACGTTCAGACGGATGGATAAACCACTTCAGCCGAGTCAGCTTATAGGCCACGCTGCCGAATTTTCCGAATTTGAACACAGCAGGCCCGACACCTGGGCGAACGACGCGGATCACGATACCGCCGAGGTCGCCAATCGCATGTTCTTCGTTCTTGAAACGGACGGAATCGTTGATCACCTTGTCGCCCGGTCTCAGATTGACCTTCCACAGATCGACCCAAATGTTCGGGCTTACGAGTTTGCGACCCCACTCCGTTCCGAGCGTCACTTGCAGGTAGCGACTGCTGACACCGAAAAACGGAATCACGTCTTCTTTGTTACCGCCTTCAAGGTAATTCGTTGCCTGTTGGTAGGTCATACCAGAATGGTACAAGATGGCCCGACACATTGAACGAAGTGGTTTGGCAATGTGTTTTCGTGCATAGTCAAAATCGTCACATAGGATTTCAGCAACGGTCGTTTTTCCCGACCGCGCGTAACCAGTAATTCCGATAATCATGTGTTTTCACCGTGCAATACGGGCCAAATGGCCGAGAAGGATATGACGCTCATTCGCCACACCGCGATGGTATTCGGAAATCCGTGGTTGGGCATCACGAATGAACTGTTCTGC